AGCGGGAGCGCCTCGGCCGCAAAATGCGAATATGTCCAAGCTTGGCCACCACGCGGGACGCTATCAAAAACGGCCGCTAAATATTCGCTATCAATTTGTGATGTGCCGGTTTCACTTTTGGGGTGAAGGCTGCAGCTAGTCGGGCACGTGCCATATGTCTCATGCTCTCCGCTGCGATAAGTAACTGCAATTGGGCCGGTTTTGCTGTTGGCGCTAATACGTACGGTTTTTAACATTTTCTCTATCCTTTCTGTTGTGAGGGGCCTAGTATATCAACTTTAACGGCCGTTTTTGTGTGATATTTTCTAGGGGTTTTCACGCGTCGCACAATTAAGGGCATGCTGTTTTCATCCCATGGCATAACCAAAAAGGGCAAGTCATCGGCCGACATAAAGCGCATAAAGTCACGCGCGCGAGTAAGGGAAGGGAAGGTGCGGATCACACTCTGGGAATTGGGAAAGCACACGTCATATTTATAAATTGGCATTTTCTATCCTTTCTGGTTTAATCGTCGCGGTCGGTGTTCAACTCAAGGCGCGGGTATTCGTCTTCTATAAAGCTATCGTCAATATGAGCAACCCCTAAACGGGTGCCGGCATCCCAAATCAAAACGGGCAAATCTCGCGGCAAATTAGCGAGCGCAGCCGACAATTTGCCAACTGTCATACCCTTATTTGTTCGGGCATGCTTCAAAGCGCAAAACCAAACCTCATGCGCATCAGCAATTGACGAATAAACATCGTCCATCGAATCGCAAAATTCTCGGCTGCTGCGCTCATCTGGATCAGCAGACAAAAAGCGAACTACATCAGCACGCGACGCAACAGCAACGGCATGCTGATAAACGTCAAGAAAAGCCACATCATCAAAAGACAAGTTTTTCATTTTTTCCCCCAAGGCGTATCGAAGGAATGGACAATGTCGCCCTTGGCGTCATAGACGATCACAACAAGATCACCACCGCTGAGATACACCTCAACGTAACCGCTGTTTTTGCCGATGTTTACAACGGCCGACTTGACATCGTTGTCAAGTAAATCAACTGATAATTTCATATCTGCTCTCTTCTTTCTAAGGAACCGGATCAAGCACCGGCATCGCCAGTATAGCAAGGTTTTGACACCTTGCAACACTTTTTTACATTTATTTTACTAAACCTAGGGTTTCCTCTAGTTCCACCCAAGGCATGCCACGCGATGGCCAACATTTGAAGGGCTCAAGCTTTATGCCCTCTGCAGCCAATTTCATAGCATCGCTCCCCTGATACAAACGAATGGTCGAGGGGCGTAGTGTATTACCCATGTCAAGAACAAGAATGAAACAAGGCCTGTCCTTGGCAGCATGCCGAGTCATGAAGGCAATCTGATGGGGACGCAGCCCAACTTTTAACCCCTTGGCCACCACTTTCAATTCCATCAAAACAAAGTATTCCCCGACACCCACCAACATATCAGGAATGCCAAGGTTAACGCGATTCTCAATGCGTTCAATGCTGCAGTTGACAAGGCCGGCTTTCACCCTCGCCGAAAACCTAGCTTCAGGTGTCATCTGATCCCCCCAAATCTCGCTCAAAGATGTCAAGCGGAGGCTGCTCCACTCCGGCATCGAATTCAGGATCTTTTTCACGTGCTGCACTTTCAATCACCACTCCGGTGTCCGCATCGATCAAGGCGGTAGGTGGTGGGCCACCATACAGCTTTTTAAGCTCATCAAGCTTGCGCTGCACTTCTTCCTTGCTCATGCTGTCAATCGTGCCATGGCGGATCTCTTTGCGCTCCACATAGATCGTTCCCAAGGCTTGGCCTCTACGATACTCTGCTTGGACGGCTGCAGCAAATGCACCGGCATCCAAAGCTTTATCGCGAATAACCTGCAAATCGCGCATATGGCGCTCATAGGACGTGTTGTACTTGGACGCCAATTCAGCACGATAAGCTTGAATGGCCGCTACAACGTGCGGATTGATGTCAGGGTGGGTAAGCTTCCAAGCCATCACAGAAGCGCTGGTGGCCTTGTATCCGGCCCGAATAGCAGCCTCTTTCATCGTCACCCGCCCGTCCCCACTCACAAGCTCGGTAACAAAGGTCCATTCCTTAGGCGTGAGCTTCCTGCGCTGCTGACGCAATGGGGCCACTTCTGTGGTCATGCGCTTGCGCGCTTTGTCCGGCATAACCGGTGGAACGTTGTAGACGTCTTTCTTGGCCATTAGCTGATTCTCCACAATCGCCAACCATTGTCCACCTTGCGCAGCGTGAACACCCATTTGGGCTGATGCACTCGTGTGAAACGAAGGGCAGCCACTCGGCAGCTTTCAGCTTGCTTGCGCACGCCAAACAGGATGCTGTCGCCCGCTTCCATTTCCCCAAAAGGGTATTTGGATCGATTGGTTGGCAGGGCTATTCCCTGATCAATGTGTACCATCATTAACTCCCGTAAAAGAACTACCACGAGTATAACGAGTGTCGCCCCAAGAGTCAACCAACAAAAGCAATCAGGGCTCCCTATAGAACTTTTGGAGGGTGTAGTGTGTTTTTATTTTTTCAGAATTCATCTCGCGGAGCCCCCCTAGAAATATTACATCGAATCTCCAGACGTAATTTGCCGAATGCTCGTAACGTATTGATTTCATTCAGTTCTTACACCATTACGTCTATTACGCCAAATCTCACAAAAATAAAAAAAAAAACATACCTTACCCCTAAAAGGTCTATAGCACCTAAACCTTAGTATTACTTTTTGAGCCATTTTCACCCTTTTTGACCCTCGGTCCGCGGTCCAATCCCCCTCCCCCAAAACACACTGTATATCCACCCAGTACAATAAAACATCACACTAAAACCCCAAAACCAAGGGAAAACCCCTACGATTTAGTACATTCCAAGTAATTGACCTAACTAGATAAAAGCATGATAATAACCCTGTCCACTTAGATAAAAAGACGGACAACTTCATTAACACAGAAAGGATAGTGACATGACTAAAAAGCCGGACGATACGGATAAAGACATTGGACAAATCATGGACAATGCGCAGACTTTGCTTAACTTTTGCGCAACTACTTTTGCCAAACCATCGCAGGCGTGGTTCGCGTGCCTTGTCTCCTCAGCCATTTTGACAGCAGAATTGAGTGTACCTCTGGACAAGTTTTTGGAGGGTTTTGAGCATGCATACAACGATGCGATGAAGGCCAAAAAAGGTATGGGAGCTTCTTATGATCACTAATGCACATGATTTCATTTCTGTTGACCGCATCAATCAGCGGTTGACGCCCTACAACACTGGGAAGGTGCAGATTGGTTTGTTGTATCAACCGAAGGCCCCTGAGATGACATCGTCTGAGGAGCTTGTTCAGGCAGCCTTGATGGGATGGTCCTCGATCCATCGTCCTGTGCCCTTGTGGCCTGTAACGTTGGGGTCGGTGATTGTGGCTTTTTTAATAATTTTGACTGTGGGGTAACAAATGCACGAATTCCTGTACGAATGTGATGAGCTTGGATTGGCGCTTAAGTGCTTTTTTGAGTACGAGCCGGCAGAGGTTGGGTCGGTAGAGCCCCTGTCTGGTTTGAAACTGGAGCCGGATTATCCGGAGGTGTGGACGTTAATTTCTGTGTTCTTGCCTAACAGCAATGTGGACTTGAGCGGGGTTTTGCATCCGGATGTGATTTTTCGGATAGAGCAGGATGCGCCTATTTATTTTGAAGAGATGAGGAACGTTGTATGACTGAAGATCCAAAGATGTTTTTTGAGTTGGGATACAAGCTTGGCAAGACAGAGAAAGCTTATCAGGCAACGGACAAGTTGCTGCTTGACGTGCTGATGGGTGACGTGGATCCCATGCAGGCCATGATTGATCGGATGAAGATAAGGGATGCATATCATGAGGCGTGAACATACTCCAGAAGATATTCAAAAGATTGAGCAGCCATGGAAGCCCAACTGCCACAAGTGCGTGAACCGCGATCCTTTGCCCATGACCCATCACATCCAATGCTTGGAGCCCAAGGCTTTGATCTCTGGCAATGCACGTGCTGCGCAGAAGGGTTGGTTCCATTGGCCGTGGAACTTTGACCCTATTTGGTTGGAAGAGTGCAGTGCGTATGAGGAGTCCAAAAAATGACCAAGAAACAAAGAGCGTACCTACACATCATCACTTTGCCATTTGTTATTTCAGCGGCAGTTGAATTCTTGCCTGCGTGGCTGTATTGGCCCATTGCCGTGATTTGCGGCATGGCATGGTTCGGTGCTTGTGTAAGTTTAGCGGAGGAGAAAAACGGATGAGAGTCAGAAAGGTAAGGAATGAGAACAGGGTAGGCAAGATTAATTTGTCTTACTCTGAAGTATTGCTTGCTGAGAAGTTAGGCATGACAGTGGAGAAGTATGCGTTGAAGCAGCTTGAGTTGATTGCAAAGAAGCGCAGGTGGAAATGGTTTTTTGACAGGAGCAAAGCATGATTGACATTCTGATGTACACCAAAAGCAACTGCCCTAACTGCTTGGCAGCAAAGATGGTATTGAAGATACAGGAATTGCCGTTCAGGGAGATCAGTGTGGACATTGAAGAGAACAGGGCGCTATTGATGAAGGAGGATGCGAAGGCGCGCCAGATGCCGCAAATCTTTATCAACGGTCAGCGGGTCGGGGGCCTTGCAGGGCTGCAGGCGGCGCTCAAACAAATGAAGGGGAACACATGAAAGAACTAAGCATTTGGGAGAAGGCCATGGGATGGCGTAAGCGCCAGATGGTCATTGAGCAGCTTAAGGAAGATCCTTGGGTTTTGTCCTCACAGCGTAACTTGGTCCTTGAAGAGGTGGCCAAGGAGATTGAGAAGATGAAGGCTTTTGGTCCTGACACAACGGGCAGTTTTGCTGCATACATTAGGAATATGAAAACGTGAGCCCGATTAAACGCAAGGTAGCCATTCTTTGCCCGTCTTATGACGGCAAGGTTGTCTGTGACTTTGCGGTCACGATGGCTGTGATCTTTCAGCGCGCAGCGGTGGAAAGGCCTGATCTGGAATTGAATCTTAATTTCTGGATGAATGAGGCGCTGCTGCAGAAGGCCCGAAGCAATCTGTTTGGGGAGGCGTATGACGCGGGGGTGGACGATATTGTTTTCATCGATTCGGACCAATCCTTTGATGCACAGGCTTTCTTTGATTTGATTGACCATCCGGTGGACGTGGTGGGTGTCCCTGTTCCGATGAAGGTGGACGAGGAGCGCTATAACTTGCGCCCTGAGGACCCTTGGAAACACAACTGGAACCCATATGTAAACCTGCTAGAGGTCGAGTGCATTGGCACTGGATTCTTGCGCCTTTCTCGTGCGGCCATGACGGCTGTTTGGGAGCAATCGACACCCTACTTTGAGGACAAGCCTCGGCGCTTGATCTGTGATCTGCAGATCATTGACGGGGGATTGATTTCTGAGGATGTGCAGCTTTGCAAGAAGTTAACGGACGTGGGGTTCAAGATCTTTGTTGATGTGGCTTACACGTGTGATCACTTCGGGGTGAGAAAATACCAAGGGGATTACCAAGAATTTTTAAGAAAGAAGATGGAAGATGAGCTTCACAAATCAACACTTGCAATTGGGCAGCAAACAACCAGTGCATCAATTACAACTTTGTAATAAATGCGAAGAAATGCGGCCTCCGGAAGGAGGAATTCAAATGAGTGCAGCAAAGTGGATTTGCGCTTGCTGCTGGACCAAACGAGTAACCACAAGGAATTTGATACAACATGCCAAGACCAAAACCACCCGAGCCACTGATCGGAAGACAAGTGAGGATGTCTGACCGGCAGTGGATGATTTTGAACCAACTAGGCGGAGCGGAATGGCTCCGGAATTTATTAGATAAGAAGGCACCGATGCCTAAGAAATATTATGAAGTCTTTAAAACAACAAAAGAAGCTGCAACCCCAAGAGCAGCCCCAAAAACCTTTGAGTCAAGAACAACTGATGGCGTGGTGGCCATTCACAAGACTTGACCCAAAGTTATTCCCTAAACCAAACCAACGCGATTTATCGCAATATGAGGAGAGTCTGATATGAAAAAACGTAAAGTTCCGTCCAAATCCAAACGCGCTCAGGCGTTTCTGGAGAGTAATCCTGCTGCCTCGGTCAATGAGGTAGCGAACCGATTTGGCATGACCAAACAATCTGTCTATGCCCTGCGCAACAAGATGAGGAAGACCGGCTTTAACTTCCCCAAGAGGTCAGAGCAGTTGGCATCCCTTGCTCCGTTTGCGCCTATCCTGACAGAGCAGCAGCAAATGATTGCTGACAAGTTGGGAATTGACCCTGTGCAATACGCTCAGGCGGTCGAGGGCCTGAACATGATGAGGGAGCAATTGGGTGACAAAGCCCCTAAACGTTTTATTCTTACCCGTGAACAGGTGGAATATGCAAATAATCTAGGAATCCCCTTGGATAAGTTTGGGGAGGATCTGGAAAAGAAAAGGGCGCAGGAATCCCAAAAGCTTGAGCTAACGGGAATCGAGATGTATGAAGACGAAGTGGACGCAACCCTTGACGCTCGGGCCGTGGAGTACGGCAAATTCATCGAGGGCGCTGAAGTGATGCAGATGCTAAAACGTGTTGTACAGGCCGCCTTAAACAATCGTGACAAGACGTTGGCACATGATCAGGCCGAGGCCATGGACATGATCATCCACAAGATTGGCCGCATTGTGAACGGCAATCCTGATGTGGTTGACCACTGGTTGGATATTGCAGGCTACGCCAAGTTGGTAGCAGACCGCCTCGAAGGGCGGATTAGATGAAGTGGAAAAACCTTGAGTATTGCTTCTTAAACAAGCAATTATGCAAAAAGGTTCAGACCGCCTTGGAACAAGCCAAGGCGCACCCGTTGGGCGTGGATGCCAAAGAAGGTATCCACGTCCGCGTTGTGTTTTGGATGGACAGGGCAACGCAGCAACCTAAGTTTCTGCAATTAACTGAGCCAGTTATCAGAGATGGTGACGGCAGTTCAAGGTTGATGGTATGTGCCTTATCTAGTCCGCCGCTGACTGAAGATGAGGTAGTTGACATAAGTGGGGACATTGCCATGCGCATAGACATCCCTTTGTACTTGGCCTACGACAAGCAGCCCATTCAGAAATATGCGATTTACCACATCCGGTTCAAGATCAGTGACAAGGACGAGAGGTTCACGGATGAGACAAGTGAGCCGCTACGCAGGGGCTACATTGGAATTACAAAGCGTGGGTTCATGACGCGGTTCGCGGAGCATGGTGACAAGGCCCGCAACAACACAGGCTTCCTGTTCCATTCGGTGTGGCATTTTTTGCTGCAAGAGAAGATCAAAATGCATCCGGTCATCCAACTTTGTGGCTCAGCAGAAACCTTGAAAGAGGTTTATGAGATGGAAGAAGATGCGGTGCAGCGGTTCACGCTGACACCTCTTGGATTAAATGCCATCGCCGGAGGGATGGCGGGTATCAGGATGATGCACAAGCTTCGGCTGCTCCACAGTCTTAAGGTAGGCGTCGGTGAGCGGGACGCGGCCCTTGAAGTGCTTCAACGTGGTGATTTTGCACATGGCTCGCCTTGCGCGCATTACCGCAAAGGCCACATGCGCAAGTTGGCAGAAAACAGGCTGACCTATGTCAAGCCCTGTTGGGTCAACCTCAAAGAGGTTGAGACCGCATAGTTACTTTGCCTCTCCCCAGTTGGGTCCGATTTCCACATCGCACCGACTGGGGACTTGTAGGTTCACGCACGTTGCCATGATCTCGGCAGCACGCTCAGCTTCCTCCCTTGTCTTAACACTCAGCGCCAGTTCATCGTGAACTTGCAGCATGGGCATGATCCCCTCCCGAGCAAGCGCAACCATGGCAGCTTTTGTCTGGTCAGCGGCTGACCCTTGGATCAAACGATTTAAGCCCTTGTAGGTGCCTGCGCGCTTGATCCGTTGGCCGTATTCCATGACGGCTTGTTCACGAGGCAACGCTTTATTGACACCCCACTCCATCGGCTCCCAAAGTGGGAACCGGCACTTGCGTCCAAGAAGGGTGCGAATTGATCCGCCTGATGCGGGATGCTCGATTCGTTTCATCACAGCATTGACTGTGCCTTTCAGGAACGGGACATTCCTGTGGAACTGGTCGATCAACTCGGAAGCTTCGTCAAGGTTCAGGTCAAGCTGCGCTGCCAGTTTGTTCTTGCCCATGCCGTACATCAAGCCCAGACCAATGGTCTTGGCAGCTTTACGTTTGATGCCGGCCATGTCGGCAACCATCTGGTGAAAGTCGGTGTTGGGGTTCTCTTGATAGGCTGCCACCATCTTGTCGGCTCCGGGCAAATCGAGCAGATTGGCGTAGTGCACAAGCAGGCGCGGCTCCTGTGAGGAGAAGTCATTTGAGGCCCACATCTCACCATCTTCGGGAAGGAACAGGCTGCGGACCATGGGGCCGATGATCTCGTGGCGGGCAGGGACCTGCTGCAGGTTCGGGTTGGCCATGGACAGACGTCCTGTAACGGTGCCGCCATCGTCTGAGCGCATCTGGTTGACGTGCGGATGAATACGGCCGGTCTTGGCGCTGAAGTTCAGATACGGTTGCAGGAAGGTGCTGTGCGTTTTGTTGGTCTCGCGCGCCTCCACAATCATCTTGGCAATCGGGTGCTCACAGCCATCCAAGAAACCTTTTGTAAAGCTCGGTTGGCCGTTCTCGGTCTTGGCGTAGGGAAGGTGCAGCTTGTCAAAAGCTAGGGCGATGCTTTGTGCGGCCCAGATATCGACGTTGGATCCGACAAGTGATTTGAGGTCTTTGTGGATTTGTTTCTCACGGGCAATGAGTTGGTCGATTAGCTGCTCACATTTGGTCCGGTCAAAGCGGATCCCGCGGCTTGTCATGTTGTGCAGGACAGGGAAGGCTTCTGTTTCGAGGTTGAAGATGGATTCAACTTCATCCTGACGCATGCGGATCTTGAACGCTTGCCACAGTTTCAGTGTGAGCGCTGCATCCTGCTCAGCGTACTCTCCCACATACATGGCGGGTAGTTTCCAAAGTTCCTTTTTTGGATGAACTCCGAAGTCCGCAGCGGCTTGTTTGAGCCCTTGTTCTGACTTGACTTCTTGGAGATAGTCGAATCCCAAGGAGTTGAGAGCATAGCTGAAGCGGTTTTCGTCAAGAATTGGGGCAGCGAGCATGGTATCAACGATCCGTCCGTTGACCTTAAAACCACTTGCTTGTAACCACCCCAAGTCATAGGCGGCGTTATGCATAACCTTATCGGAAGGGTAAGCCAGTACGTCCGCGATCCATCTCTCCACTCTTCGTCTGTCCAGATTTCCACCACCCTGATGCGCCACCGGAAAATATCCAGACCATCCATCGACGGCAATGGCGTAGCCGACAACGAAACCGTCGTTCCGAGGCCATCCCGGGCCCATGGATTCCAAATTGGGGTCGCAAGTTTCGAGATCAATTGCTATTTCTTTCGCTGTTGAGAGATTCGGGAACACTTCTGGAGCTACCCATTCGGTGGACGTAGGAAAAAGCGGTATTGTTTTCATATTTTGAAGCCTTTTTCAATATGTTTGGGTAAAACTAGGTGAAGTGTCTGCTTGGCGCGGGTTATTCCCACGTAAAAGAGCCGGTGAACGTTGTCTCCGTTACTTGCGTACTCTTTTGCAAACCTTGGTGAGAGGTCCATGAGCAGCAGCACATTGTCCGCCTCGCCACCTTTAGCGCCATGAATCGTGGACAGTTTAATCCGGCCCATGGTTGACAGTTTGGTGCCGCGCCTGAGGACCGCGGTGAGGTAAAAACGCTTGTCTTCGGTAATGCGGGACAAGGCTTCGTGCCAGATGGCATCGGTCTGCAAGCCAAAGCTTTTCTGCAGGTCCTTGATGCTGTATTCATGAAGCGCCTCGCCCTTAAAAGTGCGGTAGCCCTTGGTTATATATTCAGCGCCAATGTATTTGTAGACGTTTCTGATCTCATCGCCATACAGGAACGCCCCTTTGCGCAGCTTTTCCCATGCCTGTACGGCTTTTAAAAGGGTCAGGCTAAGGCTTGGTACCCCTGAGCGCTCAAAAAGGATTCCAGAGGCCCGTAGCCATTCATGGATAGGGTTCAAAAGATAGTTGGTGCTGCCCATGATGAGCCATTGGCCGTCATCAATTGGCACATCTTCAAAGCGGTAGTAAGTTTTGACTGCGCCCTCATAGTCGCGGGGCTTCCATTCTTTCTCTTGGCGCTCTTTGATCTGCTCCACAACCTTGTTGGCAAGCTTGTGGACTATTGATGGGACGCGGTAGGACTGATCAAGGACTGTGATCTGACCCTCAAATGACAAGAAGCTCTTGACATCTGCGCCCGCCCAAGTGAACACTGCCTGATCGTCGTCGCCAGCGAGGAATACCCGTTTCGATTTTTTAGCGAGGGATTCGACAAGCTGCCATTGCAGACGGGACAAATCCTGTGCTTCGTCAACAATCAGCACTTCAAGCGCGGGAAGGCGCTCGGGCTGCACCACAATCATCTCCAGCAGGTCAGTGAAGTCAAGTAGTTCTTTGCTACGTTTGTAGTGCCGGTAGGATCTTTCGACAAACTCAAAGTGATGCCATTCGATGTCCAGACCACACTGGTTGTAGTGTTCACGCAGATCTACTCCGCGGATGCGTGCTAGATTGATCTCGTTAAGGATGGGGTTGTCGGCCTTGGCCATGTCCACATCATCTTCTTGGACCACGTTCATTTGAATACCGGCTTCGGCAGCAAACTCTCGGTAATGCTCTGGCTTCATCATGAAGTCCACCTTGACGGCAAGGCAATGGAAAGCCAAGCTGTGCAGGGTTCTGAAATATGGGAAGTCGGTGCGCGCATTTAGGGCGGGGAACTTCGCAATCGCTCGGTCCTTGGCCTCTGTTGCGGCTTTCTTGGTGAAAGAAAAATAGCCGATCTGCATCGGAGACAGATCGGCTGCCAACTCGCGGTCAACCACGTTCAGAAGGTACGTGGTCTTGCCTGAGCCCGGAGGTCCAAAGACCTTGCGGATATCACTCATCGTAGTCCTCGTCCCACAAATCGTCGAGCCAGACAAGGATAGGTGTGTCAGGGCCCATGTAAGCGCCCTCGATGTTGAACTCAATGTATTCACGGGCTTCTTCAGCGTCCATGCCATCGCGGTGCATGAGCGTTGCGCGAATGGCTTCTGCGTCGTATACCAGAACTGATATACGGTTTCCGCCTTGCCCCCAGATCATTGCAGGGCCAAGAACAGCATCGTCATGTCCGTCAATTTTTAGCATCAGAATGGGCTCCCTGTAGTGCGTTTGGTTTGTGATTCAAATGGTGCGTCCTGTTTCTGGAAGCGCGGTATGCGCCAACAGCGCACAGTCCGGCCTTTGAGAAACAACGGTATCGGCTCGCCACCCATGTCGCGAAGGCGCTGAGCCATCTTGGGAGCGGTGAGACCAATGAAGTTGTTGCGCTTCAGGTGTGCTTCGAGGTCCTTGATCCGGAAGTAGGTTTTCGCTTCATCGACATCCGTCCATGGACGGCCCATGAGCATCTCTTCGCGGTCCATCGCTTCTTGCATGTGCGTTGTGAATTCTTCAAGCAGATCCATGAAGCGGCCAGTGATGCTTGTGTCCTCTGGTGCGTCGGTGATCTGCTCTGTCTCCACCATCTCTTTGAGAAGGGCATTAAGCAGTTGTTCCCAATCTTGCTTGCGCAAGGTGGGCGGCAGCACGTTGAGCTTTTCAAGACAAGCCTTTTGGAAAGCCACTTGCGTGAAGAGGCTCTCGGTATCTAGTTCTACTCTGCGTCCATTAACATCCAAGAACCACAGGGGTGGCTCACTGGCGTATTTGGACAGGGCTGCTATCTGAGGCGCATCAGGACCATTTGTTCCGATGCCAAACTTTCGCGTCCGGCATAGGCCGGAGTTGCAGAAGCTATTGAGCGGCGCGTCTTTGCACTTGTAAAGATATTCTTTCTTGCCAACCTGTTTGACAAGTATTTGGACTTCGTTGTTTGGGAGCGGTGGGGATACATACTTGAAGTTGTACTCCACCATCTTGTCTTCCCACGCTGCGGGGAATGCGCGCTTAAGAAAGACTCCAATGTTGAAAAGTCCATTATTACGGGTGCCCTCGGGAAAACCTTGGGCGCACAAAGCCTGTAGGCAAGGCGGACCATCTTTGACGGGACTCTCCGCTTGCTTCGGCGGCTCTGGAACAATGAGCGGCAGGTCTTGGACGGCTGCCTCATAGAGCGCATAGAACTCTTCAAGCGTGGCCGCGGACCCGTCGGCATTGAATGCATACCGCGTACCATTGTCGCCCCCGAAGTACGGTAGGTTGAGAAAGTTTCCGGTGTCGCCTCGCTCAACCAAGATCTCGGATTGCTTAGGAAAAATCTCACGGCCCGCTTCACCGAGGAGAGCTGCCGCATTTTTGAGATATTCTTGGAATTCCCGAGCCGGAGCCGGCTCCCTAGAAAATAAGAAGACATGTGCTCCTCCAGATTTACTGCGGCAGACAACCATTGGCAGCTTTAGCTGCGCAACCTTTTCCACCAAGCCTTTATGGTCAAGAGGGTACTGATCAATATCGATACAGCCCCATATACAAGTATTGTCCGCACGTATCGGAATGATGCCCAAAGAAGGGTCAACGCCATCCAAGTGTTGTACCCATAGGTCATCAGTCGGCGGTTTCCTAACCACCGTGGCCTGTCCTGCCTGCTTGCCATCACCGCGCTCCTTTTTGATACGGTAGGTTCCGTAAGCTATATCCAGACCGCTGAATATCGCTTTGAATTTTGTTATATCGGTCATGCTTCACTCTATAAAGGTGGGGGTACCGGAATGACAAGTCGTCTGCAAGCTTTCGAAAAGCATACCTTGTCAAACTTTCCCCCCGGTAATCAGAACGGGACGTCGTTAGCGTTTGGGGCGCTCTCGTGCTCGTGCTTGACCTTTACTTCGCCGGTGCCGACTTGGGTAGCGAAGGACTTGGCCGCTTTGTAAGCGTTCATGTCTTCTACAGGACCGATCTTCTCGACTTCCCAACCAAACCACTTGCCCTTGTCGTTGGACTCGGCTTGTGTCGTCAGGCGATACACCTGTGAGTACATCGGAGGAGTGAATGGGCCGTTGGCTCCCATCATCTTTGTGGACATCATCATGCTGTTCCACTTGCGCGATTTTTTAAGTTGCGTTGACTTCATGGTAATCAATGCAGGCTCAGGAATACCAGAGTCACCAATGATCATCACGTAGTGGTTTGCTGTGTTCTCGATGTAGTTGCCGTTATCGAGATAGTCCTTGTTGTCGCCCGGTTCGCGGTGCGTGCGGCTTAAAATATCTGACGTTGCCGGATAGATATTCATCGGTGCACCGGAGCCAGAGCCACGTGGAGCCCACTCAATGTACTGACGCACATAAGCGACTGGCAACACCAACAGGCCTTTTTTGCCGTCATACAACTGACCCGTGACGCTGTTGAGGACCATGCCGGGCAACGCGCCATCTACTTCACCTACTTCAGGGCTTGTGTTGGTCAAAAGCTTCAAGAATGGCAGGGCGAAATCGTCCTGACTCATGTTCTCAAAACCACTCTGAGCGTCCTGCTCAAAGTCACCCGCCAATGCCAAAGCGTTGGTCTCTTTTACTGCTACTTCATTCTTAGCCATTTTAAATTTCCTTTAGTTCATGCTGATTTGATAGTTGCTTTTTGGCCCACGTATGCGCCGAAAAGCTCTGTGGGGAACTCGCTACCGCGTTCCACCATTTCGCGAACCCAAGCTTTCAAGGTCTGGGGTTCGATCTTCTGTGCTTGCTCAACTGGGTAGTTTTGCTCGCGCAGTAGATTGAGGAGTGCTTCGCACAGTTGGTCTTCACCACGACCAAACCGCACTGACACTGTGTTCTTGATAATGTCGTCAAAGCCCTTTTCGCGCAGCCACTCGTAGGCTTGTGCGCGCTTTTCTTCCTTGATGCTTGCACTGTAGAAAGGCTTGATGTCGATCTGGCTGCCGTCAGCCATCTTGAAGGACTTCATGCCAAGCTCAGAGAGCATCGCGGGGATGGTGTCTTCAAGCAACTTGCGTTGTTGTTCCTTGCGCTCTTTGAGCACATCTTCGATGTCGTCGATTTCCTTTTCCAACTCCTTGGCTCGTTTAGCCAAAGCGCCAACGGAAGACAGGTCTTCGTTCTTAACTTGCAGTGCGCCTGCATCTTCTTCAAATATATTGACGTTAGTCATCTCTTTCTCCATTCTCTGTGATATCAATTTTAACTGGGATGTACATCTTTTCGCGACGATCCCACTTCAAAACATTAAAACGGCCTGAGTTGTATGCTGCAGCAACTGCGCATGCAAGCCCGATGGCCACTGGGTCTCCGGCTAAAAGCAGAAAGTCACGATCAGAAAAGTTGCGAAGCTTGCGCTTTAGCAGCCTGACTGTCGGTACTGTGGAAAATGCAATCTGGACATTTGACGGCAATAGCACCGTTGGGTCTCCAAATTTCATTGCCCCTGCAATATCATGATTCGGCATCTCTTGTACGACGTACACCAGAGGGAAATGCTCAGTAGTTGTTGACATGTTTTACGCTATCCTTTCTTTAAACGTGCTTTTAGTGTACACTATCTTTTCGGGGTGTCAACACCTTTTTAAAAAGAAAGTGAGAAAGATATGGATTATTTTTTAAATCAATACCCATTTAAGAACCAACCGTTCGTCCATCAGGCTGCATTTCTGCAGCGTTTCTGGGAGGACAAAGAAGTTGCACTGTTTGCAGAGATGGGAACGGGTAAGAGCTTTATGCTCATCAACAACGCAGCCATGCTATACGACAAGGGCAAGATCAACTCTATGCTCATCGTAGCGCCAAAGGGCGTTTACCGCAACTGGTATACATCCGAATTGCCAAAGCATATGCCAGAGCACGTTCCTACAACGGTGGCTTGTTGGTCGCCTACACCACGCAAAGCAGAGCGTGAGGAGATGGACAAGATGATGAATGCCGTGGACACCATGCGCATTCTGATCATGAACATTGAAGCGTTCAGCACAGAGAAGGGTGTAGCCCATGCGCGCACATTCCTCAGAGTGACAAATGCATTCATGGCAGTTGATGAAAGCACCACCATCAAGACCCCATCCGCTAAGCGCACCAAGAGCATTATCAAAGTGGCCCGTGATGCGCGATACAGGCGTATTGCAACGGGCTCCCCTGTGACTAAGTCACCTCTGGATCTGTACAGTCAGTGTGAATTCTTAGGCCCTGAGTGCCTCAACAGCTACAGCTACTACGCGTTCCAAGCACGCTACGCCATTCTGGTTGAGCGCAAGATGCCCACGCACACGTTCAAGCAGATCGTGGGCTACAGACATTTGGATGAGTTGCAGCAAAAGCTCAATCGCTTTTCATTCCGCGTGACCAAGGACGAATGCTTGGACCTGCCGGACAAAGTGTTTGTCCGGCGTGAGATTGAACTCACCAAGGAGCAGACCACCTACTACAACCAGATGAAGCTGATGGCGCTTGCCATGGTTGAAGGCAACTTGATGTCCACCAACAATGCGTTGACTCAGATCATGCGGCTGCATCAGATTTGCTGTGGCCACGTGAAGCTTGACGATGGGCAGCAGATTGATATTCCAAGTAATCGTGTGAACGAATTGCTTGCTACTCTTGAAGAATGTAGTGGGAAAGTAATCATTTGGGCCAACTACCGCAGGGACATTGAGAACATCCGTTTAGCCATCCAAAAGGAATACGGCATGACGTCTGTAGCTACATACTACGGCGACACAGAAGCCGAAGAGCGCCAAGACATCGTGACAAAGTTTCAGGACCCCGCTTCTGACTTGCGTTTCTTTGTTGGCAATCCAAGCACTGGCGGCTACGGCATTACCTTGACAGAGGCAAAGACTGTGATTTACTACAGCAATAGCTTTGACTTGGAAAAGCGCCTGCAGTCAGAGGACAGGGCGCACCGTATCGGGCAGACAGACAAGGTGACCTACATCGACTTTGTCTCTCCTAACACAGTGGACGAACACATCGTCAAGGCGCTGCGCAACAAAATCAATATCGCAAGCGCTGTGCTTGGCGAAGAAATCAAAGAATGGATCAAATGATGCAACTCGTCCCAATCCGCAAGAAATACGTCTACCCTAAACTGGTCCGCATCGACTCCGAGCAGGGGCGCACCTACACGCTAGAAGGTCAGCCGGCCGTGCCAAGCGTGACAACCATCCTGTCAGGCACAAAAGACAAATCACACCTCGATGCGTGGGCCGCGAGGGTTGGTCAGGACGAAGCGGAGAAGATCAGAAATGATGCTGCCAATGTGGGCACGCACATGCACAGCGTTGTGGAAAGACTGCTCTTGAACAGGCCGCTGGAGACACCCCGCACGTGGCTCGCGGTCAAGGGTTATTGGATGGGCTACAAGCTGATTGAAACGTTCATGCCGCACGTGAACGAGGTGTGGGGCACAGAGATACCGCTGTATTATCCCGAGAAGTATGCCGGCACGTCAGACTGCATTGGTGTGTACAAAGATCACTCTGCAATTATTGACTTCAAGCAGACCAACAAAATGAAGCAGCGCAAGTGGATTGAAGACTACTTTGTGCAGCTTGCGGCGTATGCCTTGGCGCACGATGTATCACATGGAACCAAGATTGAACAAGGGGTGATCATGATGGTTGCTCAGAACGGCGAGACACAGGAGTTTGTGACCTGTGGCCGGGAGTTTGACAACTACAAGGACATGTGGATGCGCAGGGTTGAAAGCTTCCTAAAAAATAGCCCCGAAGCGTGAGCCTCGGGGCTTAAGGATTGTCAAAGGAGGAGAGCCTTAGACAACTGCAGGAAATCCCATGTCATTTTGCGCGTGCTGCGCGCATGTTGTCAACTGGAAATTCGGTCATTTTGACTTTGCTGCTCGCATGTTTGCCACCAAAGAAGGATAAACTTGGCCTTTGCGTTTTGCTTCGGCCTTAGCAGCGGATTTTTTAGCCGGGCTTAGCTTCTTGGGTGCCCCCAAAGACTTAGGACGGGGTTTTTCCCAGACTTCTTTTTTCATTTCAGGTGCCTCAATTTGTAAAGGGTGCTTAAGTACGTTGCAAGTGCATCGTCAATCATATTTTGAATCACTGTATCCGACTTGTCCACTGCGTTGTAGCGCAGCTTTTCAATGTCGTCCATGTACTTCTCAAGGCATTTGATGATGTCGCCCTCGTCCTCGTATTTAAGGTAAGGGATTTCAATGATGCCGTGGCGGCCTTGGTAGGCTTCTGTGATGGTGTCGCCGTGATCACCCACCGCAGGATAAAACTCACCCAAGGCGCTGTGCTTGGCAAAGCTGCCTGTGCCTGTTACGGCCAAGTGCGCACGATGAGCCACTTCTCGGCTCAAGAACATCGTGGCTACCAGTCGTCCAATCATTTCCATGTCGTAACTCCGTTATTGTCTTGGGGCCTGAACCTGAGCTTGGCGCTGCTGCAGCAATCCACTGATCGGGTCGTTCGGGAACATCGCAGGATACATCAGTTGAATGTTGGGCGCGCCACCGGGAGCCGCAGCAGGCGCTGTTGGCAGACGTGGGTTGAAGTTTGTTCCACGTGTAGGTGGAGCAGGCGGCATGGCTTTCAGCATCTTCTGGGCGCTTGTGCCGGGAACCACGGGCAGGCTGCCTAGATTGCCAATGTCTTCTGGCTGATCACCCATCGCTGCTTGCGCAGTTGTTTGCACCGCGGCACGGGTAATATTTTCAGGAAGATACGCAGACCTTGGAATACCAATCTTCTCCAACTCCCCGGCAAGCTTCTTGGCTTCAGCCGGCGTGCCCACATGCGTGATCCGCTTGGCAAACTCGGCGTCTTCCAGCGCTCTTGTGAAGATGCGCTGATAAATCTGGTTCTCCAGACCACCAGCCATACGCAGCATGACTGCCAGAGCACCCGTGGATGGATTTATACGGCCCACAGCGGCCTCGCGGGCCGTGGTTGTGAGGAACTGGATACCCGCGCCAAATAAACGCTTCATAGCTTGATCTGTCGATTCAAACGCAGGGATCTGTCCGGTCACATCAGCAAAGGCATTCACACGGCGCTGCAAATCGGCCAAGGTTTTGAGGTCGTCCAAGTGCGCTGTATTTTTGAACAGGACTTTGAGCGATGCTTCGTTGTTGTCGATAAACGACTTGAGCGCGCCACCTTTTTGGGCACCACCAGTTGCCACATCAAACACAGAGCGGCGCAGAGCAGCCAACATCTCTGGGTCTTTTTCAATTCCGCGAACCAAAGTGCTCATGGTTGCAGGATCACGCAGGGCAGTTTGCAGTGTTTGTGAGGGGTCAGCACCGGGGCGGGTAGCCTTGGCAAGCAAGCTGTCAAGCTCTTGGTCCTTGGCATTGACTCGGCGCATGTCGATCTCGCCCATGCGCTTGACGTAATCGTCGGCAAACTTCACTTCGTCTTGCAACTTCATCTGCAAGTTAGCAGGCAGGGCTTCAACGATGTTTTTGTTCTTGTCCAGAACTTGGCGAATCTTTTTGGGATCAATCAAGCCATCAGCATCGACAACGTTTTTACTGCGCAGCCAGTCGATTGTTCCGCGCTCTAAAAGTGAGTTAGCCTGAGGGGATCCACTGACAGCAAGTTGCAACTGTTTTAAATTGTCAGCAGTAGAAAAAGCAGTCTGGAGCAAGCGCTCGTTAGGCAAGAGGAACTCATCGCCGCCACGGGTCTTTTGTGTCAGAAGCAGTGGCAGATTCTTTTCGTAAGCAGCAGCATAGTCTTCTAAGACCATTTTCATGCCGTCATATTCTTGCTTGATCCGTGGCACGTTATTCAGCACAAGGCCTTCAATGTCCTTGTAGACTGCGTTGCCTGTATCGATATAGCGCTGTGCATCTTGAATGCGACTGCTGCCGCGCTTCATTGAGCCGTTGTAATTGATCACAGACTGGTTGCGAAAACGCATGGCGGACTGTAAGTAGTCAAGCGCCTCTGGCAAGTTCAAATCAACAGCCGTGTTGGCCTCAGCAATACGTGCTGCATCTGCACGAAGCTGTGTAGGATTAATCGTAATGTTGCGTCCGGGGCCGCCCAGATTACGAATCGTAATATTTCCCTTGGCATCTGGAGGAGGAAGCAGTTCTCCAAAGCCTGCTTGTTTTTTCCCAGCTTTTGCCTGCCCTTGAACCGCTTTTATCAAATCCTCACTGATTGTTGACAAGGTTTTTGGATCAATTAATTTACCTAAACTTTGAAGCTGGTCATTAAGCGTCTGTTCTGTCAACTGAGCTAGCGTGTCCGCCTCTAGTTTTTGCCGAGCAATTTCCTGTGTGCGCACAAACTTTTGCAGCAAACGAATAGGCTCAGGCACTTGAAGACTTGCAGAGGGACGCTCAGGCGTGTATTTGGCAATTAGTTCCTTGGCCGCCTCTTCAATATCACGGGCAGGAAATAATGATTTGCCTTGATCACGTGTAGGCATCGGCAAGCCTTCTGGCGATACCGCTTGCTTCAGGCCCATGCGGCGCAGAATATCACCGCGTGCTTTGGCATCCATCTCCATGCGGGACATCAGCACACCCCGCAACTCGTCGTTTAAGAGGTTAACGTCCTGCGGGCCGAGGCGCTCGGAGATCGACATTACTTCCGCGTCTGTCAGGTCCTTTTGGCTCTTCAATAAGCTCTCAAAGAACTGCTGACGATCTGCTTGGGCCGCGGTAAACGCTTCTTGAATTGGCTTGCGTGCTTCTGGAGAGAAGCTTGCAAACAAACTGTCCAGCGCTTGCTGGTTTTTGTTGATGCGCTCTTTAGTAATTTCCAATTCCTTGGGGCCAAGCTGCTGCAGAAGTTCTGCTTTGCGCTGCACCAAGGGGGAATACATTGTCTTCTCTGCAGCATCAAACATGAAGCCCGCGTTTGCAACGCGGGGATCAGCCAATGCAGCTTCAAGTTGCTTCAATGCTTGCTGTGCTTCGGGGCTCTCGGAGATAGGGCCAAACACCTGTGCCAACTTGCTCTCAGCACGCTTCATCAGCATGTTTGGAATCACGTTGATGATAGGCAGTTTGTACATGCCGGGCAAGCCCTCAAGCGTTTCTCTTTCAATCTCACCAAGGCCGCTAGAAGCGCCCTTGATTTTGTCCGACATAAACTTGAAACCTTTTACAGAAGGTAAGTTTGCAGCAGCTACAGGAAGACCGATGAATGCGGCTGCAGGAAGCAACTCTTCATAAATCTTCTTGTAGGGGTTGCTGTCGTCTACTGTTTCTTTAACCGTTTGACGAAGTCCTTCGTACCCTGCACCAAACGCGATGTCCAGTGCTGCAGCCGTTCTCGGACTTTGTTGAACATATTTGATAGCATCATTTGCAATTCCTTTAAGTATGCCTGTCGCGGGCGCAGCCGCAGAGACAAGCGGTCTAACAGACCCTGCATAGGCAAGAATGCCAGTGAAGGGCATGGTTCCACCAACGCCTTCGCCTACAGCGCGGGCGTAGCGCTCTTCAACGTTTCTTGGGGCTTGTACGCCTTTGTTGAAGAGATTGGTGAACTGGAAAACTTGTTTCTCATCCATTCCCATGCCCTTGCCGATTAGGCGCTGAGCAGCATCAGGAATAGCAAAAAGGGCCGAGTTAAAGCCCCATGAAAGATTGTTGAGCAGGCCGTTAACGCGGTCCCCACCTTGTGTTTGAACATCCGGTGCAGCCGGGCCACCGGCTCGGGGGTCAGTGGTTGCAGTAGGAACGCCCTCAGCACGACCGACAACCTCCCCGGTTGTCAGGTCCACCATCTCACCACGGGAATTCATCAAGGTTGGCATTATTGGTTTCCTATCAGGCCACGCAATTGAGTAGGATTGAATTGTTGGATCGTGTTGTTAGGCATTTTGACATACACCATTGCTTTTGGATCTTGCATCTTACCGATGGTACTACCAAGGAAGTTGAACATGATGCGTTGGCTGTCTTTATCTGCAGGGATCACAAACGGGTCATTCTGCGTGCCGGTATTTGGAGTGCGCATCACATAGTCGTTGTTTTCATATCCTAGCTGAGTCAAAAGCTGTTGACGAGCATTACGTATGCCCGCTTCTAACGAAACAAAACCTTTTGCGGCCAACTCTTTATTCTGGAAGAAGGCGGAGGGGTTAGAAATGTTTTCTGCTGTCTGGCGTGCCCATTCCTGTTCCTGCACTGCAACACGTCCTGAGTCGCCTGACGCTGCAAGGTTCTTCATCAAACCATTCATGCCGGTTTGAATTCGCTGTGCAGCATCCGCTTGATCTATATCAGGACGAATCAATCCGCCAGAAACTGGCACAAGTAAATTGTTGACCTTGTCTTGGAACCATGTGCCGGGGCTGTAAAGCTGTGCATATGTTCCTTTAAGGTTTTCCAAGGTTTTTAAGTTATTGTCCAGCGCCCGCAACTCTGCGGTGAGCTTACCACGCGCTGCTTTATCTGTTTCCACAGTAGCTGGCGCTTGTCCGCGGTTCTCGACAAACGGGTTATCAGTGTCGCGCAACGTATTACGGCTGGACAACGCAGACTGAACAGTCGGATCTTTTGGATCAATTGATACACCTAAGAAGCTACCATCTTTGGTTTTAGCAACACGCAAACCTGCACCACCGTCTTCAACGATTGCGCCTCCTTTTTTAGCCATCTCCAACATAATTCGTATATCGCCATCCAGCAGCTTCACCTTAAGCTGCTGAGCGTACTTGTCCTGCTCCTGAACATCGCTAAACGCCTGTGACAAAGCAGCAGATTTAATCTTAAGATCACGGTCCTTAGACTGTGCAATAAGCGCCATAAAGCCTTTTGGCAAACCAGAAGCTGCTTCACTTGCAGCCATCGCAAGGGTAGGCTGACGGCTAGACGCCAATTTGAAGCCAGCATCAGCCAGCAACAAAAGCGCATTCGTCTTCATGTCTTCTTTGTCACTGCCCAAGATCTCAGAGAACAACGGCGATAACTCGGCGTAGCCTTCCTTGATCCGTTCTGCGCGGGTTTTTTCTTTGACGCCTGCTTTAAGTTCACGCTCATTAAACAGTTTCATCTTTTGGTCAATGAAAGTGCCTAACGGATCAGTATCAACTTTGGCAGGCGCGGCTAGTTGGCGCTCGTCGATTGCTGCTTGCTCTGCTTCTGTTGTAGCAGCCGGTGCCACAGGAGGCGGTGCCGCTTGTTGAGTACGAGAAGAAGGTACTTGGTCAATCGCCGCAAGTTGTGCCATCTTGTCGTCGTAAGAAGCCTTTTGCTCAGGAGACATCGGCGTGCTGGAATCCTTCATAAAAGGAAGTGAGGCCAATGCACCGGTGCCAAAAGCTAAAGCAGGAGATATGCGGGACAAGGCTTCTGCCACGCGTGGGTATTCCTGCGCAGTACGCTGCACACCCATCTTCAGGCCTTCAGTAAACGTAGGGCTCATCAAAGGACCCATTGAAGTGTAAGGGGCCATCTTTGTGCCCACACCTTCAACAATCGTGCCGGCAGGCCCTTGGACCAAAGTCTCTCGTCCTTGCACAGACAAAGGCATAGGAGGACTACCGCCTGTGACACGCTGAACCGTAGGCTGAGCGCGCATGGTCAGGTTGCCCAAGTATTGATTTACTGCAGGGCCGTATTGAGCGGCCTTGTCACCCATGAACTGGGCAGCACGTGTGAACGGTGTAATGAACGCGCCTGCAGCCGCCGTGATTGGGGGCATGCCATCAGGTGTGGGCGGAGCCTGCTCAGCCCCGCCCTGCGGAAAAGGGCCCGCGCCCTCCATGCCTTGTGGCATCGGAATACCTCCTTGAGGAGGCATCCCTGCTTCGGGGGCCATGGGCGGAGGAGCCATGCCTTGGCCCTGTGGCAAAGCACCGATACCGCCTTGAGGAGCGGCCAGTTGTGCTTGCAACAAAGCAAGAACTTCTGGGGGTGTTTCTTGTGCTGCTTGCTCACCAACCATCTGGGCTAATTCTTGTACACGTGCATTGGTAGAACGCATGTCCCCGCGCAGTGTGTTCATTAAGATTTCAGGATTCTGAGGCGTGCGGGCCATCTGAGGCATGTCGCTCTCTGGCTCCTCAGGCATCTCTTCGGGCATTTCATCTTCAAACCCAGCCATGATGCCGCTGTTACGTGACTCTTTTGACAGAGGCATCGCAAACATGGCGCGCTTCAAAATCTCATTCTTCATGATGCGTCCTTAAAACAGTCCACCAGCGGTCTTTGCTGCCGCTGCTGTAGACAAAATACCTGTGCCTAAACCAGCGATTTGCTGGAAGGGGCTTGGAGTGGGGGCAGCAGCAGTGGTTACGCCCATCTGCGTAGATGGCGCGCCTTTGTAGATGTCGGACAAGAAGCCCAACTGCTGATAAGGCTGCATGTTCTGCTGCAACTGGTTTTGACGCTGAGCATCCAACTCGCCCTGTGTCTGCTTTTGCTGCATTGCACCCAAGTTGTACAAGAAGTTGATGTCCTGCTGACCCATGCCCTGTGCAGACTGACCCAAAGCCGCAGCTTGTGTGCCCAAATTGCCTTGTTGCATGCCCAATGAGCCAAGACCCTGAGCCATCTGCGCGCCAACACCAAATTGACCTTGGGCCAATGATCCAATTCCTTGACCAAGATTGCCTAATTGGTTATATCCAGCCATCTGCGCTTGCTGTTGCTGCTGTGCAGTAGACAACGCTTGACCATAACCTTGTTGCATTGCATTAGCAATCGCTTGGTTCTGTGTTTGAGACAAATTACGACCTAATTCAGCACGTTGAATGCCCTCACGGGTACCACCAAAAGCACCAGCCTTTGTAGCTTGTGCTTGCAGTCCCTGCCCTTGAATCTGGGCCTGACGATTCATCTCATCTAATTGCTGCTGCAAAGCAATATTCATGTACGGGTTCATGTACTGGGAGATTTGAGCCTGCCCAATAGGTTGCGCCGCGTTCAAAGTCCCTTGAGCCGCGAGCCCTGTTAAACCCTGCGCTGCTCCAAATTGAGCGCGCGTGTCCGCACCTCTTAAAACATCAACAGCAGCACCTGTGGTTTGCTGACCTCCAACCAACTGCCGAGCAGCGTTAGAGAGATACGGCTGGTACGCACCAATACCTGCCTCGCCACCACGGATGGCATCCATCTGATTTTGGGTCATGCCCGCAATCTGATAGTTTGGAGTCAGGAAATTACCTTGCTGAGCAGCAAGGTTGGTTGCGTCTACTTGAGCCTTGGCGCTTTGTAGTAGCGCCAGCTTTTGTGCTTCGATTTCCGGGGCTTCCCGGACTATCTGTTCTTGGGTAGAAATTGATGCGTCTGCCATGTTTAACCTCTTGCTGCGTTCTTTTCAAGTTGATGCATCAGCGCATACATGCGTTTTGCGCCTGCTCGCCTGTCGCCTTTGCCTGCACCGCGAACGGCTTTGGCAGTCATTACGAATTCGCCGTCAGACAGCATTGCAGGGATTGAATCAGAGGTCGCGGTCCCCGGGCCATCAATTTGACCGGTACGTCGAGGATAACCTCCCTGAGCCAAACCTGCAATACCACCCATGTTCATTAATTTAGCTCCGGGGGCCGGAGTTGCAAAAGGTGAGTAAGCATCGGTATAGCCTGTGACACCATACGTAGTGGGTTGGCCGGCAAGAACACTTAAAGGTGTCCCTGCGTTACCCATTTGTAGATTAGGCATGCGTTGTTGAATATCCGTTCTGTTAAACGAAACGTTTGGCAGCGCTGTTGCAGTAGGTGTTACAGGAAGCACCGGCGTCACGGGAGTTGCTGTACGGGTGCTGAACTCGCCCAAAGGACCCGTAGGTGACAGCAATTGTGTGATACCTGCCGTGGTATTGTAAGGCTGGTTTAAGGTAGTTGTTGCAGGTGCTGCAGCGCCCAAAATGCCTGCGTTTTTAGCCGCATAGTAGCGGTTTTGAATCTCTGGAACGCCGGCGTTTATGGCATACGCAACTTGGCGGGGATCGTACCCTTGTGTATCCATGAATTGCTGCATTCTTGCATCAGAAGCAGTAGGCCCGGCTGCTAGCAGATCGCCTTGAATGGCACGAGATGTAGCATCTGTTGGAAGGCCGGCAGGACGTAGCGTAGACGAAGGAACAGTAACGCCTGCAGTACCTTGAGCAAAGGTCTGTGGGTTAATGAACCAAGGCGCAGAGATGGAAGTTAATGTTCCTGTTCCGGTGCTTGTCCCTGTCTTTACCCCTGTGCTTGTACTTGTACTAGTTGAAGTGCTGGTGTTAGTGGTTCTAATAATGCTCGTATTGGTGCTAGTGCTAGTGCTAGTGCTAGTGCTTGTCGTAGACCCCACTCTTCCAAATCGTTGGTAGTACTCATACAGACGGTCAGGTGTTCCGGTGACCCGCGCAATGTCTTCTAACGTCCAATTGTTTGACTTAATTGCACCGACGATTTGCTCATCCGTCAAACTTGTGTTGTTTGCAAAATAGTTCCAAATGGCTTGGTCTGCAGCAGAACGGGTTGTTCCGCCACCGCCACCGCCACCGCCACCGCCATCTGTAACAACGGTAGTGCCTCCGCCCCCTGTTCCGGGAGTTATGGGAGTGCCACCGCTGTCGTATACCTGACCATTGTTGCCAAGGTAGGTACCATCCGCTTGCCTGACAGCGTCAATGGTCTGTGAGTCGTATCCGCTGTCGTCACGGAACGTAATGTTCTCGGGAACAGCGGTGTAGCGATCTGCAATATCTGCAGCAGTCGCTTCGTTTGCGCCAATAGAGCGAGCAAACTGCTCTGGAGTTACGCTGAATTCATCCATCAAATCAGCGATGTAAGCGTCAGAATAACCTTTGCCGCTGTTTTCTGCCCACCAATCAGCAACAACTTGATCAGAAACGCCACCATCAGCAAAATGCTGTACTTCACCACCTGTGGCCATGCCGGGCGGCTTCATCACAGAACCGCTGTAATACTGCACGCCGGGCAACCCTTGGATGTAGAAGCGGCTAGGATCGTTCTTCAGCAAGTCTTGTGCTGATCCGGGGCCCCCCATCAAGGTTTTACGCATGCTGGACTCAGGCACTTTAGAGGGGCTAAAGCCGCCAAAAGCACCGATTGCGCCAATACCTAAAGCCGTAGCAGGGCCATAAGAGCGCAAGAAACCGGGGCCCTCTGTCTTGGCTGCCTTTAAAGCATCCGCATAGGTCATTTTCCCTGTGGTATCTGAGCCCAAGATGTCCTTGGCACGTGCAGTAACTTCCGCGGACGAAGGGCCGGGACTGAGCAAGTTGCCTGCACCTTTTGTAAAGTTCTCATAACCCTCTGAGAACGTACCTTCTGTGCCGGGCAGCATCTGCAAAATACCTTTGCCGGCTTGTGATGCTGAATCTAATACGCCGGGGGTATTGTATGGGCCCGTCCCAATTGTAGGAGTCTGCTGAATAGGTGGCGCAATTGTGTTCCCTGTTGCAGCAGTAGTTGCACTGGCAGAGGGGGCTGCACCAAAAGTTCGCGTAGGGTCAGCACTAAGGCCCGCGGTCCGTTGTTCTGGCGTAAGTAATGGGTTGTTTTCAGTGTAGTCAAACCCTGTAGCGTTCTGAGTAACCGTTGCGCCGCCGGGAGTCACTGATTGGGTGACAGGGCCGCCGCCCAATGTCACTTTTTTAGCCGCAATTGAATCCCCTGCAATAGTGGGCTCTGCAGGGGGATTGTAAAACGCCTCAGGGTTGGTCTTATATAACTCCCCAGCATATGCGTCGCGGGTTGCGTTTGTCGTAATGTTATCTGTCAATGCCCCCTGAGCCGTGTACTGCGGGAAAGGAGGGGACTTAAACATCCCAGTAAACTTGTCCGCTTGGCCCTGCAATGCCTCCATAGGTGTCAAGCCTGCGCCAGAATAGCTGCCAGAAGCAAAAGCGTCTGTGCCGCTAAAAGCACCCGTCGCACCTGCCGTTACACCAGCAGTTAAACCACCAACTGCACCTGCTTTCAAAGCTTGGCTAAGATTGCCACCACCAGCCAATGTAGCGCCTGCGCTACCGACAAAACCGCTTACGGCAGCAACACCGGCAGCAGAGGTTACACCCATGAAACTAGCTGCGGCAGGGCCTAAGAAGAAACCGAGGGCAACGGTTGTAACAATACGGCCCACGGTGCTGCTTGCAAAACTCTTGACAGCTTTACCAACTGCCTTAAATGCATTACCAATTTCTTTAAACAAATTAAAAAACTCTGGTAGGCCTGTCTTAGGGTTGATTGTGCCGCTACCGCCCTTGCGACGCAGCATGCGCGCTTCGGCAGGCGTAATGTGGGCAAGCATGGTGTCGCCGTTGCGGCCATAGCCGGCAATAGCTTTGGATACGGGAGATAGCTCAGCAATACCGCCTTTGGCAAACGCTTGCTCACCGCTAGGCGCGCCAATCATCTGGTCCACGGCCATGTTCAATGCAGAGAAGAACTGGGGGTCAAACTGCTCTGGCAAGATTTCGTCAGGCGCGCCCATCTCTTTGTACTTGGCACGGATCTGGTCATATTGCTCTGGGTTGGCCAGAATCTCATCAACCATGTTGTTGAGCAAGTCAAGCGCCTCTGGAGGCATCTCAATTTGTTCTAACGCAGACCTGAACGCAGCAACTTCCTCAGGAGCAGTCTGCGCAGCACCTTCCAACATCTGGTCGCCGAACTCCTTTGGAGACACGGTTTGACGCATCTGATCATAGACCGCCATCGTATTGGGGTCAGCAAAGGGATTTGCGCCTGCTTCTTGGGGCATTTCCATTGCGGCTTGAGGTGCTGTGGCCATGTTGATTCCTTGGGGGAAAAGGTTTGTTTGATTGTATTACGTTGGCAACGCCGACACAAATGAAAGTGTAGCTACGACAGAAGCAGTTGATGGGCGAGTTGGGCCGGTTTGTGGGCCATAGCATTCAAGCGTTAGCTTTTCGTTAGTTGTAGACCACCAAATCTCTACGTACTGCCCTGCGTTTAGTTGAATGTAGTAGTTCCAGCCAACAATACTGTGCCCGTCAATACCGCCGTGACTGCCTATGACCGCTACAAAACCAGTAGACCCAACAACATCTGTACCGTTAATACGAAGCCAAACCGAAAGGTCATGTTCAGCCGTATCTGAGTTATTGAACTGGCCTGACCATTGCAGATTGTAGATACCCGCGTTGACCGCTGTGATCTTAGTGGTGTCTACAATACTTACGGTATTACTAAAATCCGTTGTATTTAGGTACATCGGCACTGCGGTGTTTGCTACAGGTGACTGAATCTTAGTTACTGCTACGCCAGTGGAATGTGCTACGTTAGCTGAACCTCTTGCGCCACGGGTACATCCTGTAAAGGTTGTGGGTGTTGTACCTGTGTATGTAATGACTTCAGACGCAATACGAACCTCTCCAGCCGTTGGGAATCCTGCAGTGCTGACCACAGTAATTGTAGTGACTGAGTTGTTAATCCCGCCATTGAGCGTGGTGTAAGCCGTGTCTTGAAATGCTCCATACGGCAAACGTATCCCAGCACCGCCAGATGAAGTATTTAGCTGCGACAGGAAGTTATCCAGCCGGTTAAAATATAAACGCAGGACATTGTTTAGTTGGTCAATGTATTGTTGGCTGTATTGCGGCGTAGCCAACGGCAAACTAGGGGCCGCAATCCGGCTAAGCTCTGATTCAGACGTAATGATATAACTCATCGTCTGCCATCCTGACGGATATCAATACGCGTTGCACCAAGCTGCCATGATGTGCCAAGCTGGTTAGAGCCCACTTTTAAAATCATCTGACGGCCGCGCACTCGTGTATACACCTGACCAGTAAAGCCTTCAGTAATTACATACTGCGCGCCTGTCAGTTTATCGACGTTTGCAGCAACAGGAGTTCCTGTGCCGGACCCCGAGTTTTGCATTGGATAAAGCGTCATCGTAAGCTGCGGCGTAGGACTCGCATCAGAACCCGAGAAGCTTAAATCAGGCAACATGCGCCAAACAAAAGCAAAGTTATTACCATCCCCAATATCAAACTCCGCTGATGAAATATACGCATCAATTGCAACCGGCGTGCCCGTAGCATTGTCGTCGTTGCCAAATTCATGATTAACAATATTACTTGTCGTAACTGTTAGTGGATTAGCAGCAATAGGGTAATCCCTTAGTCCAGAGTCCAACCATGCAGTGCGGTTCATTGTGCCGTAATACCATGTGTTTTCAAGGTAGTTATATATGACGTACCTATCAATTTCCGTGCTATTTGCAGAGCAATAGAACCACCAGACTTCGTTAAAACCTTCGTTGGTCCCAGCAAAACATTGTTGATTTTGCTGTAAATTAATATCTTGGTAGACATATTTACGTAAGTCGCAATTCAATGTATTGATACGACCATCGTAGGAATAGAACTTGTCCGTTCCCATCCAGTACACCACACCAGACGCTTGGGCCACGGCGTTTTGACCAAGGATCGAGATGTTGTCTCCCAACAACTGAACGCCCCATACAAAAGGAGGACCAAGGTACTGCAGTGAATACACGGTGGAATCCGTCCAAACGACAATTTCCTGACGGGTTTGAATAGCTGTAATGATTTGCGTGCCGTGCGACAAGCGCACACTGCCGGCTTGGTTTGTAGCCGTTGGGGTCCAATCCACTACAGACTCTTGATCCGACCAGCGGATAAGCATGGGGTCCTGTGTTGAGGGGGTTGCGGAAAGTGGATCATTTGTACCAAAGCAAAACACAAATCGGCTGACATCCGACACAAACAATAAGTTTTGCATCAATGGAACATCTGACGCGCCAGCCAAAGATGTTACAGGAATAGCATTTGGAAGAATGTAATGAGTCCCAGACTGGGTTCCTGTTGTGGTAATGGCTGCACCACCGGGCGTAGCAGATAAATTAAAAGTTGTTCCAGTAGAGCTTTTTACGTAATACGTTGTACCTACTACCAGACCCGTGGGCAGCGCAGAAGGATATCCGGTGTTGGTCAAAATAACAGGGGTGTTATCTAGCAGGCTTACGGTGGATGTTACAACGGCGGGGGAAGCAATTGTCACGGTGAAAGATGCGGGGGCCAAGCCAAACGAGGCATCCCAATAGTACAAAGGACCACCGCGAAAGCCCAGAATTAAGTCTTCACCAAAGTTGCTCTGGCTCCATAAGCGAAGAGCAGCGGTAGATGTTCCACCAAAGCCCCAACTGCCCGCGTTCCACGCGCCTGCGCCCCAGCCTGTCAATGGGACTTCGGCAGCTAAACCGGTGTTAATTTGATAGACAGCTTGAACAGTTGTACCGCCGCCCGTGGCTCCTGATGTTGCTGCGGAAGTCGTGATCGTATATGTGTCAGCATCAATGACAGTGAGTTGATATTGGTTGTTTAAATCCAAACCACCAACCGTTGCCACGTTGCTAAACGTTACAAAATCTCCAGTAACTGCGCCATGGGCTACATCCGTTACAGTAACGGTAGTGCTTAAGTTTACAGTCGTAAATGGATTGCTAAGTACAGCAGCCGCCCGAATAGGGGTGATGTCGTAATAGTTACCGCCGTTTTCAAGGTAAAACTTGAGGTTCGTACCTACGCCCAACAGGTTAAGGTTGGCAAGCGTGATCCAGTTCCACAAAGAACGGCAGACACCCAAGAAGCTAGAAACAGATATACGTGCCCAGCCACCAATCTTTTCAGGCGTGCCTTGACGGAAACGTACTTTGTCGGACTGATACCACCCGCCCTCGTTTGTGTAACGAGTATTCTCCCGGTTGACGCCCGGCTTCAGAAGAATTTTTTGTAATGGCATCGGTTGTCCTAGGATAAAAACAGTGCTTTTTCAGCGTCCCTGCGCTTTTTTAGCCCTAGTAGTATTTTGCCACCAGCCATGCAATACAGCAAGAGCGCATCGGCTGCGCCTTCCCAATCACCACGGTTTATTTTCATCCGAATAGAAGAGCGCTGAAAAGCCCCCACTCCGGCGTTGAAGGCAAAGCTGACACACGCGTCAAAAGCGCCTTGACGACCAGATAAAGCGGGAGCAAGTCGTAGAACACCACGTTCAGTAGGGACGACATCATCTGTGAATAGTTTCTCGATCTCTTCTTTAGTCCAGACACGGTTGTCCTCCGGCTTTAATGGCATCTCTTTACGAATCATGGGGGTGTCTTTACCCTCTACTCTGACTACGGGTAGGCGAATCTGGTCTTGGTACAGCACATGACCATAGCCAATTGTCCAGATATGGGCCGGGCAAAGGTACGGCTTAGTGCGATACCCCTCCCACTGGTGCATCAAATCAGCGCCAGCTTTGCCCAGTTTCATTTCTTGCTCCAGCTACGTGAGCCAAACCAGAAGCCAATGATGCCTCCAAGCATTGCCATTTCGTCAGTGCTGAACAGAATATCAGTCAAACGAACCAAGTCATCCATGCTTGTAACCAAAGCGGGACGGCTGTAAATGTAATAAGCCATCCAAGCATTGATAGCGCAGAGTTCCAAAACAAAGATGTAAGTGACCATCGGGCGCACAGTCCCTACAAAGTTGACCACCCAGCGGCTGGCTTCTTCCATGATTTTCTTGTCGTGGTCGTAGGCCGCTACAGTCATCTGTGCGTCTGTTTCCATAGCAATCTGGTCGGTGCGAATCTCTTCTATCTGGGCTTGGGCCGCATAGCCTTGAGCCAGCATCTGAAGCTGTAGCTCCATCTGGACACGGGCAAGCGCCAACTCATGCTTCTGATCTGCCTTGTTTTGGAAGAAGTCTAGAAGCTTTGGTAAGCCTGATATGAGCAGGCCGCCAAGGGTTGATATGAGTGAAAGCATCGTTAGTCCTTACATTTAGATTTCTCATCATTCTGCATGAGTTTGATACCAGACAGGAACCCAATCATGCCGCCGATAAGAGTAGAAAAAGCGGGTGAAATCATCTTGAAAATCTCGGCGTTGTCCACTTCCTTGGCCCACAGACCCAACATAAAGCTGACCACCATTGCCAACACGGAGATACATAGGGTTGTGCTTACCATGAGGGTGACCCACAGCGTCAGCTTCTCCTTTGTTTCTATCTGAGGTTTCTTGACCGGTCTGGGTATCGGCTTTCTGGTCATACAAGTTTGTCAATCTCGCGTTTAAGGTTTGTGATGTCAATGTTTATTGTGATCTGCCGCATCCTGTATTCATAAATCTCATACTCGTACTGGTGAAACTTCTTTACCTGTTGCGCTATTTGTGTGTTTAAAGCACGTTCAGCGTCAAGCCTTTCCACCCGTTTTGCAAACGCTTCTGTCTGCACATTGGTTTGAGGCTGGACAATCGGATACCACTTGTCGTAGCTGATCTTCATTTCTTCTCTCGCTCAAGTGCATCTTTGTATCCATGTATGACTTTAGTTCTGAGTTCTGCCGAATCCGCCGCGCCAGCCCACTCTGACAAGTTGTTCCACATCACCACATAATCTTGAGATCGACAGTGCTGTGCATTGTTTGTTAGCCACATAGACATCTGCTGATGGCGCTCGGACGGGTTGTGGATTGTCCAAGCAATTGACCAGAACTCGCGCACATGACAGCCGTTCTTGGCTACGGCTCCAACTAGCCCCAACAGCAGTAACAGTATGAGCCAACGCATTTATCACACCATACTCCATGCAATGATGTACGTGCCATAGATGACGAAGGCCACTATACAGGCCGCCGCAATAAATGCTTCAGCCCAGTCCCACATGATTATGCGTTCAGTGCATCCAAGCGACCCCATGCCCAGTCAGCAGCGGCTGAAGGATCAAAAGGAATAGTAGCTTCTGGATTGTTGGGCTGTGCTGGGTCAGGCTGTGTCCAGCTTGCACCGACTGTTGTCAAATACGCCAACAGATCAGCTTTAGTTGCGATAGCTTCAGCATCACCTATGTCATCGGTTTCAGAGATGCCGACCATGACCATATCACGGGGGCTAGGGGTGTTAGGGTCAGCAACCACAAACACACCACCAACGCCTTCAGCGTGTAGGCAGAGGAATGTAGGGACTGTGCCGTCAGCGGCTAAACGATACTTCATCATGCGATGTGCCATTTTCATGCTCCTTGGGCGTACTGCCCGCTAAATAAATATGCGCCAAAATGCCCGAGTTCGCACCAAGGTGCGGCCCAGACGGTTCCACCATGCTCACGGTACAGGTGGCAGAAGTTGTAGTCCTCAGACAGAAGCTCGTGGTCGTAGTTCTGTACCTTGAAGTAGTCGTACACCTTCTCGCCTTTGGGGATGGTTACACCCCCGTTGTCATACCAGCCCACATGAGGCTGTAGTTTCTCAAAAACATCCCGGCGGATCAACATAAATCCTGTGCCAATATGCTTTACCTGAAACGGCAAGTCTGAGCTAATCATCTCGTGACCGTCCAGCTTGTTTAAATTAAAAATGCCAGTCAGCTTGTGCAGGGCAGGATGGTTCAAAACAGCGCCCTGACGAACCCTATCCCAGTTAATTCCCTTCATAGGGACTGGCCCACCCACAATACCTTTATCAGCCTTAATCATTCGGGCAATGTCGTTTGCCACGAACTTCTGGTCAGCGTCAATAAAGATTAGGTGGGTTGCATCCTGCATCTGCATGAAGTGGTGCGCGATGGTGTTTCTGCCACGTTGCACTAAGCTTTCGTTCCCAAGGAATATGCACGTTAGCTTGATGTTGTTAACCAAGCAGGCCTCCTTGAGCGCCAGCAGGGACTCTGTGTACTCAGTACACATCATCCCCCCGAAACACGGTGTGCCGACGACTAGGTGCATTATTTGTTTTCCAACTGCGGTGTGTTGGTCAAAGACGTAGGATCAAAGACAGAGAAGCCACGGCGGGCGGCAAATGTCTCAGGGTCTTTCTCCCACTTGTCAGCACAAGCTTCTAACCAGCGCATGGTCATCTCGTGCGTCGGTGCGTTGCCGTTGGAAATAAGCTGGTTCTCCATGTTCAGGTAGGCAAACACCTCGGCCTGCGCTTGAGCGGCGTTAATACCCAAGTCAAACAAATAGATTAGGTTGCCTTCGTCAATCATGCCACTGCGTGAACGTGCCGCGTTTAAAGCCTGCTTCATACAGGTCATGATGTGATAGCGGGACTCTTCCTTCTCGTAGTCTTCTTCGGTGATCTCGTTCTTGCCAACAGCTTCCAGCAACTGGGCGTGTTGGTTGACCATGAAGTTCATCTTGCGGATAGCGCCATTGACTGCGTTCTGTGTGCCGTCAAGGTGTGAGCCTAGTTCAAGAATCTCAATCTCAAACAACTCACGGTCAAGTGCGTCAGTGCAGGCTTCTAGTTGGGCCTGTTTCTTCTTCATCTCAACCTGCTTTTTACGCATGTTGATGTAGGCTTCTTGCAAAGCGGCGCGTGTACGATCAATTTCAGCAAGTGTATGTTTTATGCTACGGATTGGGGTGATGGCAGTAACGTCCAAGGTCACCTGCATGAACTGCGAATGGCTCTTGTGGAAGTTGCTGGTGTCACGCACCACCGCTGGCATCTTAGCGTCAATGTTGCTCAACATGACGTTGTACTCAGGCTTTACAGTGGTTAAAGCCGTGTTGATGTTGCTGATGATTAGGTCGTTCAATTGGTTCTCCTGTTGTTGGGACTTGTACTATAAACCACCATTGGAGTTAGAACAACCAGCAAGACTTGCTCGTCCTTGAGTAAGATCGCCAAAATCTATTGAGTTGCCTGTTGAAGCAATGGTGACATATTGGATGACGTTAATTGTGCCACTACCACCACCAATAACCCCTGTTGTAGCAGAACTTCCAGAAGCCAAAATTGATGCATCTGTAATTAAGTCACCAAAATCAGTAGTGTTTCCTGTTGTAGCGATAGTGACGTATTGGATAATATTAACGGCGGTTCCACCGCTGTCAGTCCCACCCGCCCAAATTCCTCTAGTTGAATTTGAAAACGCTGTTATGTTATAGCCTGCAATAACCGTGTCACCAAAGTCAGTAGCGTTGCCAGTGGTTGCGATAGTGACGTAATCAATTACGTTTACACCTGCTCCATCATAGCCCGCGCCAAACACACCTCTGGTGGAAGATGAACAACCACCAAGCCCCCCTCGTGCAAGAGTAAGATCGCCAAAATCTGTAGCGTTGCCAACAGAAGCAATGGTGACGTATTGAATAACATTTGTTGGCCCACTAGAGCCACCACCAAACAATCCTCTGGTGCTTGAGTTACACCCCGCAGTTATATAATTATTGCCAGTCAAGTCACCAAAATCTAATGCGTTGCCAAAAGATGCAAATGTAATGTACTGTATTACATTGTTAGTGGTAACTGAATTAAAACCGCCAGCAATGATGCCGCGAGTGCTACTAGCACATCCGCTTCTATTTAAAAATCCCATTGGCGCAATCAAGTCGCCAAACATATATGCGTTACCTGTGGTGGCAATATTGACGTAGTCAATTAAGCTGACGTACTCGCTTGCCGAGTTGTAACCACCAGCAAAAATAGCTATAGCCGCACTTGTTGGTGTGGGCTGGACAGCTTCGGCGGCAGAAGAAAGCCCTGACACAAAATACCTAGCCTGAGTTAGATCACCAAAATCAGTTGCATTGCCGGTAGACGCAATGGTGATGTACTCTACGACGTTTGAGGTTGTGGCATTATAATAACCGCCACCCATAACCCCTCTAGTAGAAGAAGCGCAAGCGCCCAATACGGAGTTTGTACCTAATAAATCACCAAAGTCTGTTGCATTGCCAGTAGTGGCAATAGTGATATATTGGATTACATTTATAACAACGCCTGACGTTGTTTGACCGCCACTAAACACTCCACGAGTTTCCGAAGCGCATCCAGCTAAGTAATAATTAACTTGTATTAAATCGCCAAAATCTGTGGCATTACCCGTTGAAGCAATAGTGATGTACTGAATTACGTTTCGCTGTGCAGAGTCATAGCCACCGCCAATAACACCACGAGTTGTCGAGGCACAAGCCGCCGCGCCTTGAGCCGCAAATGTTAAATCACCAAAATCCGTAGCGTTTCCAGCAGAAGCAATTGTTACGTAATCAATTACGTTAGAAGGCCCACTACCGCCTGCAAAACACCCGCGAACGTAATTTGAAAAACCACCAAGTTGATATCCACGAGCTACTGTTAAATCGCCAAAATCCGTAGCATTACCAGCCGTGGAAATAGTAACGTAATCAATTACGTTAACTGCCGAACCAACAGAATTTGTGCCGCCACCCCAAAGCCCTCGCGTATTTGACGAACAAGACCCAGTGCCAAATCTTGCAACCGTAAGGTCACCAAAGTCAGTAGCGTTACCCGCAGAAGATATTACGACCCTATCAATTGTGTTGTATACCGCTGACGAATCTGGTGTTCCACCACCAAACAAACCAATAGGCGCAAGATTACCAGCCGTGGGCCACAACCCTTGTTGATTCCAAAAGGCTACTTGAGCCAGCGTCCACACACCGGGAGCCGCTCCGTCTTGATACGGCCCAGCAGGAGCTACGGGTACGGGTCTGATGATGCCCGCGTTCCATGAAGAGATTGCCATTTTTATAGACCCCCGTGAGAGTTAGAGCAGGCGGCTGGTTGGGCAAAATCTGTATTGGGTAAATCACCAAAATCAGTGGCATTACCAGTTGAATCAATAGTAATGTAGTCCATAACATTTAACCCACTGCCGCCATCATTACCACCGCAAAAAACTCCACGTGTTGAATTTGAAGCCCCCGGCGTGTAGTTTCTTGCCACAGTTAAATCACCAAAATCCGTTGCATTTCCTGTGGAAGCAATTGTGATGTATTGAATAACGTTTGACGTTGGTGATTGACCGCCAGCCATTACTCCTCTGGTTGAACTTGCACAACCCTGAACTCGTTCTTCAGGTGTTAGTAGGTCGCCAAAATCGGTAGCGTTTCCAGTTGAAGCAATAGTCACATAATCAATAATATTACGTTCGCCAGTGTTGTCCCCACCAAAAAACACGCCGCGTGTACTTGAGGCAAGGCCACCAACAGAATATCTTGCAAGTGTCAAATCACCAAATGATGTTGCATTACCAGTAGTGGCGATAGTAATGTAAGAAATAATATTAGTGGTAGCATCACCGCCCCCAAATAAACCTCGCGTACTATTTGAACACCCAGCAAGATACCCTTTAGCAGCGGTTAAGTCTCCAAAATCCGTAGCGTTACCAACACTAGCAATGGTGACATATTGAATAACGTTTGTTCTTGATCCAGTTTCACCACCACCAAACACACCCCTTGTAGAAGAGGAGCAAGCCGCTAAAACGCTAGTGGACGCAAGTAGATCGCCAAAATCTGTAGAGTTACCCGTTGCAGTTATCGTGATGTAGTTAATTGCGTTTTGGTTTCCACCAGCAATTAGACCAATGTCCCCCGTCAAAGGCGGCAAAGGCCAATTCCCCGCACCCTTGGCTTGGTACTGAGCAGTGAGTGTCCATACCCCTGAATAGCTTGGCATTTAGATACCTCCGTGGGCGTTAGAACAAGCCGCCATATTTACATAAGCGCCAGACAGATCACCAAAATCGGTAGCATTTCCTGCGGAGGCAATCGTAACGTAATCCAAAATATTGGTATTTGGGCCAGATGAGTCAGCGCCGCCAGCAAATACACCTCTTGTGGATGAAGAAGCGCCAGACAATTGAACTCGTGCAACCGTTAAATCACCAAAGTCAGTTGCATTACCAGTGGAGGCAATAGTAACGTAGTCAATTACATTGGTAACGGCGCTTTCGCCACCCGCAAATAAAGCTCTGGTAGAAGACGAGCAAGCGGCTAGATATTGACGAGCCACAGTTAAGTCGCCAAAGTCGGTTGCGTTGCCAGTTGTTGCAATGGTAATGTATTGAATTACGTTGATGGTGGTACTATTATTGTTGCCCCCACTAAATATTCCTCTAGTGGATGATGCACAGCCAGCCTCTCTAAAAACAACACTAAGTAAGTTACCAAACGAAGTTGCATTTCCAGTGGATGCAATAGTTACATAATCCATTACAGCAGAAACATTTCCCGGAATATCACCTCCCGCAAAAACACCGCGAGTGTCATTTGATAACGCCGCCAAATTAGTACGAGACTGCGACAAGTTTCCAAATGTAGCAGTCCCACTTTGGGTGGCGTAAGTAAAGTATTGAATGACGTTTGTTCTTGTTCCACTAATGGTTCCACCACCAGCAACACCTGTAGTGCTAGAGCCACATCCAGCCCAATTAGTCTGTGTATTAGATAACTGCCCCCACATATACGCATTTCCAGTAGAAGCAATATTTATATACTGCATGGACTGTTGGGATGCGCTTGTGTCACCACCTAAAAATACTGCCATAGCAGAACTTGTTGGTGTTGGTTGGACAGCGGCGGCTCCTGATGAGCAGCCTGCAAAGTTGTTTGGTGCATTCGTAAGATCGCCAAAATCTGCCGTGTTCCCTGTAGAAGCAATTGTGACGTACTGGATAACGTTGGTTCTATCGCCAGCTATGTGGTCAAAACCGCCAGCAAAAATACCTCTAGTATCAGATGCACAAGCCGCAAGGCCATTGATTGTGCTTGAAAGATCACCAAAGTCTATGGCGTTGCCTGTCGACGCAATCGTAATATATTGGATGATGTTATAAACCACAGAGTTAGAACTGCCACCGCCAAATAAACCTCTAGTAGCAGAAGCGCACCCTGCCAAAGTAGTAGTTTCCAATAACAGATCACCAAAATCTGAGGCATTCCCAGTAGAAGCTATGGTTACATAATCAATAATGTTAGTTAAAGGGCCATTACCCCCACCCCAAACACCTCGGGTAGATGAAGATAGCGCCGAAATATAATATGCGCCACGAGTTAAATCACCAAAATCTATGGCATTCCCTAAAGACTGAATAGTTACATACTCAATTGCATTTCTGTCAATAGTACCGCCACCAAACATTCCGCGCACCGCATTTGAGCATCCAGCTAATCCGTTTTTGCCAGTAGTTAAATCGCCAAAATCCGTGGCATTGCCGGGTGACGAAAATGTGTAGTACTCAATAGAATTTTGGTTTCCTGATGGGTAGTTGTAACCACCAGCCACAAGACCGCGAGTGCTAGAGGAACAAGCACCGGGGCCATCCCTACCAATCAAACTATCCCCAAAATCCGTAGCATTTCCAGTTGTAGATATGTTGATTCTGTTTACAACATTTGAACCACCATCGCTACCCACAAACAAACCATAAGGCTGTATAGCGGGGATTACACTGCCGCTTGACGCGCTAAATGCGCTTGGCCCATAAGTATTTGTTGCCCATACAGCAAATGTGTACGATGAACCATTAGTCAGCCCAGACACCGTAACAGGAGACGATGCGGCTGTGCCAATAAAAGAACCCGGCGTTGAGATGGCTGTGTACGATGTAATAGCCGAACCACCCACATTAGTTGGCGCAGTAAATGCAACAGATGCAGATTGATCGTCAGGTGACGCCGTCCCAATGGTTGGCGCATTAGGATTGTTCAGCGGATCATAAAAGGCTGAGATAAACCCAGCAGGAGGACGCATTGGCATGATGCCCTCCTAAATTAGGAAATTACTTCGTATGAAATACTGTATGTGATGCCGCTGGCTGTACCGGAAGTAACAATAATTGATGAGCCTTCCATCAAATACAAGGCTGTAGTCTTGTCCGTTACGATCAAAGAAGCATCAGCAGGTACAGACACAGTAGACACGATGGGGTACGCTGTACCGCCACTAGGAGCAGAGCCTTGAGCTACCGCGCCGTTTGTGTAGATAGCTACAGTAGTATCCACTGCCGCAGAACCGTTCACGTTAGCCGCAACAATGTTGTTGATCTTGAAGACCTGACCGCTAGAAGCGGCGTTAGGAACCAAAACCACTGCGGTTGTTGCGCTAGGTGTGAGGTATGTAGTTGTGCCTGACGCTGTGGTCGCGGCGAAAAGATTTGGATTTGCCATGATAGTTCCTTAAAAGCCAAAGACCATTGCGATAGCCGTTGCTCTCGCTTGAGATACACCAGATGCCGCAGGTGCAGCAGATGTCCACGTAGTGCCGTTAGACACCAAAACATTACCGTTTGTGCCGGGGGCTACAAAAGTTGGGTTGGATGCGCCGTTACCCAGAATAACGTTGTTAGCAGTCAAAGTGGTTAAACCTGTACCGCCTTGATCCACACCCAAAGTTCCAGTAGACACCAAGTTCTTACTGCCGTTTGTGAATACAGGCTTGCTGGCTGTCAGTGAAGAATCAATGATGTCGTTGGCTGTCAGCGTTGTACCGTCAAACGTCAGGTTAGCAGAAGCACCAAATGAACCAGAGCTATTGAACTGAACCTGTGTATTGGAACCTGCCGCAGAACCACCGCCCACATTAACAAAGTCTGTACCGTTCCAAGCAATGATTGCACGAGTACCAGCCGCTACCGTTACGCCCGTTGTAGGAGTTGAAGGGCCACCACGAACTGTTACCGCAAAGCCGCCTGTCGTATCGTTGATGACAACGTAGGTCTTAGACTGCTTGGGGGTGTTAATGAAGCGCAGTGCTGTACGCGCGCCCGTGCATAGAAGAACAGCGTACTGAGAGCTATTGGCTGTTAGGCCCGTGCTTGCGTATGTACCCTCTGTAACCGCCAAATCAATGTCTGTATCAACAGTAATTGTCTGTGTACCCGCTACCGCAACGTCCACAATCTGGGAAATGGCGTTGTTGACTGTGTCGCCCCACTGACCGGACAACGTGCCTGTTGCCGGGAGGGTTAGACCTATAAGGGATGTCTTTGCCATTTATTGCTCCTACTGTGTAGAAATTTGTGTCCAACCGGGCGATTCAGTTGTATCAACATCCGACCAGCCCGGTGTTTGTGGATTGCTGATATTTTGCCATGTAACGCCCTGTGTGTCATCAATAATTTCCCACAAAAAGCGTCCACCATTTGTTTCCGTTATAGCCATCGTTTCCGTCTGGCTTACTCGGTAGTTTGCACCACCCGTATTTGTATCCGTAATTGCCGCAGACTCAGTCAAAAACTCTTGGTAATACGTTCCTACAGTCGTTCCTTCTGCAATACCCATCGACTCATTGATGGTCATAATCAGCACAGCCACCTGTGCTTCTGCTATTGCAATCGACTCCGATATATCACCCAAGAATGTAGCAACCGCTGTCTCTACATCCGCAATACTCATTGACTCCGACACGCTTTCGTTGTAACTTGTCTGCGCTGCCTCCTCATCCGTAATGGTCTGGCTATCCGCCACACTGACGTTGTAGCTGGTTATTGCTTCATTTACCTCAGCAATAGCAGCAGTTTCCGTTACAGCCCCCGCAAACACCGCAGTAGCAGACTGGGCTTCAGCAATAGCAGCAGACTCATCTACTGCCACATTCATTGTCAAAGCTACAGTCTGAACATCCTGAATGCCTGATGTGCCACTCCAAGAACCAGAACCCCAAGCGTCTTGACCCCAAGACGTACCACCAGTCAACGACTCGGTAATACTTACATCAATCAATAACCCAGCAGCTTGGGATTCGGCTAATGCGGTAGTTTCAGTAACGCTGACAGGAAAAGTCTCCCCCCCGCCCCATGCGTTATCACCCCATGCGCCGTCACCCCAAGCTAACGCCATATCAAGTCAATGTTAACTGGTACGTGACCGCAATTGTGTCGCCATTAACAACAGCCTTAGAACTAGAGAAATCACCCGCAGAGAACAATGTGCCAGTGGTTGAATCTTTAGTTGCGCTACCGCCAATGTTGATAAAACAACCCGCCACAGTACCTGTGCTGGTCATAGAGAATGACACGGCAGAAGACGTAGCCTTGCTTGCAGCGGCGGCTGAGCTAAATGATGGTGTAGGACGGTTGCCAGAATAAGCAGGAGCGTTAGTGCCACCCACTTCTAACCAGCTTGCGTGAGAAGCTTGTGTGTCTGCAACGTTAGCAGTACCCACACCCTTTAGACCCATCACAACTGCACCAGCGGCTGAGTTGCCAAGGATAGTATCCAAGGTCAAGTTCTTACCGACAGTCGTTACCAAGTTTTCAATAGGGGCTTCCCATTTGACTTGCCCATCAGCGCCGTAGCAAACAGCATGGTATGTACCGTGTATAGCCATCTCATCAGAAGGCATGGTATTGTATTTTGTAATTGCGGCTACTTGGTCGGTAGCGGTGATTTTGTCCAAGCTCATGTGAGGCTCCTTAAGAGATGCGGATTAATGCGTTTTCCGGATTGTTTGTCGGAAGTTGAATGGTAAAAGATTGGCCTAACATGGTCTGATCCACACCAAAATTAAGCACGCCAACTGATTTCCCCGCCTTGGTAGCGTTATAAATCAATGCTCCACGCGTGGTAAATGTTGCGCCTACCCATGCAGGATTGTCAAAACTAACATATGCCACCCCTTGTGAGAGAAGGATAGTGATATTTGTTAAAACCAGACCCGGTGCGGTGTATCCTGTTCCAGATACCTCATTTGTGCTGCTGTAGATAGTTGTATTGGGACCTAGCGTAGCAGAAGACGTATACAACGCAATACGAAACGTATCCGTTGCAAAATCATGCACACCCAGCAATAACTGCTGCTTAAAACTATCGGTAAGTCCTGCTGTAATCATCTATTACCTCACAGGCAGTTTAAGTTGACCGTCGCGATAAGCGTCACCACGTTGCTTACCATCACCCAAGTTCTTCAAGAGCATCAGTGCTTCTTTGTACTTGGTATCGTACAAAACCATCATATCCTGCTCGCCCTTCATGTATGTGTAGGCTTCCACCAAGCAACCATACAAAAGTGCAGAGTCAAAGTTATCGCCCAGCCACGTTGTTTCCGCAGTCACAATGGATGGTGGATAGTAGTAGTAATGCAACTCAGCGTAGTAATTTGCATCAGGCGTTGGTCCTAAAATGAACGACAACTCAGCGTCATTTGCGGACTGTGGGCCAAAGATAGCGTAATACTTAGGGATTGCTATATCACGCGGATTAGGATACACCTCACGAATAAAGTTTACATCCTTGTTCAACAAGTACGTGTAATCGCCTTGGAACGTCACTGCTCCTGACACGGTGCCACTATTGGCCACACTCAGTGTGATAGTGGTGCCCACAATCAGTGTCACTACCGCTTCTGTGCCAATACCTGTTCCAGCAGCATATTGACCCACAACAATACCCGAGGCGCTGGCTACAACAATTGTTGATTGACCAGCAGTACCTGTTGCAGTCGTGCTGACAAATGGATAAACAGCCAGTGAATAGCTGGATAGATAATCGTTAGGGCAAGCCAAATATTTGTTGCCGGAAGACAAGACTCCCGTAACGTTCTTGCGCAAATTGGCAATCTGAACCGAATTGTAAATGCGCTGCTCTGCCTGCTTTGTAAACGTGGCTAAATCAGTGGCCGTAAACCCCTGATTTTCGGTGTAAGCAATGATGGCAGCTTTTAATTCGGTGTATGTCATGTGATGCTCGTTGTGACTGTTCCAAGGACTGCTTGAGCAGTCAGTGGTTTGGCATAAGGCATCGGCATCATTCCGATACTAGCAAACGAAGTATCAGCCGTGAACCCGACGTAGACGGTAACCCCAAGTCTACTCTCTGGACGAGGTTGTTGCAAGGCTTGTGGCTCATTTATTGAACGCTTTGGCTCAAGTTGTGGGTGCTTGGGCTCATAGCACTCAGGGCAGGTCTTAAAGCCTGTCCATTCCTTGGTAAGCGTATTGAGTTTGTACCGTTGGCCACACCTGTCGCACAGCGCAATTGCAAATTTGCCTGATACATAGGCCATGGGTTACCTCTGTGTATACGTAGGTACCACAAAGAAGCCCGAGCGCTCACGGTCTTCTGCTGCTGCACGCATAAACTCTTCTTCGTACATTTGCTTGAGCAGCATGACACGGTCAGGGGCTTTCTTGACAGCCAAATAGTACGCCAACGCTGCCGCTAAACAAGGCAAGAATCGGAAAGAGATGTCAGCAGTGTTAGTAAAACCGCCCGCGTTATCCATGCGGCGAATCGCATAGTAGACAAACGTCCAAGTCTGCGTTGCATCCGGTGCTGGGTACAAAAACACCTTGGCCGGCACTGTGCGTTGAATGTAGTACTGCGCAGGACGTGACTGGGTCAACTTGTTAGGCACATGCAGCCACTCAGCGCGGCCTATACGGTCGATTGTGATGTCCTGCTGGGTAGACTGGCCTGCATTGGTCCGAATCACGGCTGAGAGGCCGTCAATCGTGTCTGCGGGTAGGTCATACTCATACACACCGGGAGTCAGCACCTGCTGGCGCTGCTCAATCGTCCACAGATTAAGACCACGGTTGGCCCACTCTGCAAAAATCAAGTTGACGGAGCGAAGCGCCGTCTTCATGTCGTAACCGTCGCGCACCTCAATACCGCAGCGCTCATACGCCTCAGCTATGAGGTCGTCAAACTGCAGATCAAAATCGGATACGCCGGAAACAGCCATATCAGTAGATCATTGCTGTGCGGGCACGGGCTGCGCCAACACCACGGACGGCAACTTTGTCACCTTCCATTTTCTTAACGTTTTGGTTCAAGGTTTTACCCTGTGATTGGCTTACGCCTGCAACCATGCCGCCTTTAGCAAAGCCCTTTTTAGCAATGCCTTCGCCTTTTTTTGCGAGTCCGCCGTGTTTGTAGTTCATCTTGCTATCCTTTTAAAGTTGTTGCCATTAAACGATCTAACTTCTCATCCAACCGGTCTAGTCTATCCAAAACACGGTTGATGTCTGCATGCACTTCGGCTTTGGTCACATATTCCTTGGCAATTTCTTCGCGGGTGCGATTAATCAAGATCTGTAGACGGTTTATTTCTGCTGCTTTATCGCGCAGAACCCATCCTACAAATCCTACGCCTGCCGTCAGGATCATGTTCCAAACAACGCCTTCCATTTAGCACTTCCACTTCCGTAAGCTCTTATTAATCCTGCTATTTGGATCCTTGGCTGTCTTCTCGCTTGTATTCTTCTTTCGCATGCCTTCCATACGGGCACAGAATGAATCTTTGCGAGGACCTCCCTCTGGCTGCGGAGCCTTTAATCCGGGTTTACCCGGATTGGCCTTGTTGTAAGAAGCACGGCCCTTGGCGTTTAATCCGCCACTGGCACTTTTGCCCTCTTTCCGCTGCCAAGCAGGAGACTTAGCCATTTCAATACATTTTGCAGGGCTTGTTACGGGCCAACCCTACACCACGCGGGGTAGTGGAGCCAGAAGGAGCCACTGTTTTGCGAGGGGTCTGCTTAGCGCCACCTTTAGCCATGTCTTGTTTCTGTGCACCGGGCTGAACTTCGCCTTGGTACTGATCATCTGCCATTTTTGCTGCTCGTCCCATTTTGGACTCCTTATCCGTAGAAGAATGTGACCGAGGTAGGGCCACTGATTGTTAAATAGGGATCATCTAAAAAGACAATTCCGTCTCCGGGAATTAAAACAGAGGTAGAGCCGTTTCCTGCCGTGCTGGCCGGAGCAGCAATACGGAGTCGTTCTACACCGCCCGAGCCACCATCTGTAAAAGAAATGTAGCCCGCGGTCCCCGCAACAAAGTAGACTGCTTTGATACGCGCGCGAGGCTGACCAATGCCGGTGGCAGCAGTAGTAGCCATCGTCTTCGCTTTTACGTCATATTGAAAACCCATAATTAATCTCCTTGTAAACGGGGGCCTTGGCCCCCTAGATCAATTAAGCAGTACGGGTGAACACGTAGGCCGTTGCGCTGGAGAACATGATAGTGAAACGGGCAAGGCCAGTTGCACCTGATGCAATTGTCAAGTCACCAAAGCTGCCTGCTGTATCAGCAGCAGCGCTAGACAAAATACCGTTGGTTGCAACAGCCATAGTGACTGTGCTTGCGCCAGCGGTGTTGTCAACATACAACTCCAACACGGTACCGCGAGTAGCACCAATTGCCGCACCCAACAATGTGCCTGTAGGCAACGTGATGGTTGTAGAGGCGGCTGACGTAGAAGTGATGTAGCCAGTTGCAACTTCTGCTGCAGTAGCTACAGCCGTAGCGTTAATCGCAGCAGTTGTAGGATGGTTTTCATTTCTGTAAACCAAGCTTGTTATGCTAGTAGCAGCGCCAAACGTAGCGTTGACAGTGACTGCGCCAGTGGTAGCGCTTTTTGTGATGGACTGGAAGCCATTCTCGGAACGAACTGGTCCATTAAACGTGGTAGATGCCATGATTTTTCCTTACATACAAGTTAGGCGCATCAATCTGTATGTCGTCAGCCGGGACTGTTTGATGCACCGGATAGACCCGGAGTAAATGCAATATACAACAAAAGAAAAGGGGGCACAAGGCCCCCTTCACATATTTCCGAAGAAATATTATGCGCCGGGCGAACCGTAAGCGCCACGTGGGTCAGACCAGCCGAAGCTGTAACGCTCACGAGCCTTGTAACGAACGTTACCTGTGTCAAAGTCGCCTTCAAAGGCTGTCTTGATAGGTGAGCGCTCGAACATTTTCAAGCCGTTAGGTGCATCAGTGATGATGAACCAAGCGTTGACGTCTGTCAGATAGTGGTTGACAGAGTAGCCTTCTGGGAGCATGCCCATAGACTTGATGGCGTTGACATCATTGTCAGCAGTGCCAGTACGCAAAGTGCTCTTCATCAGGCGCTCTGCAGTGAACTGCAGTTCCTTAGGAACAATCATCTTGCGGCCAGTCAAAGCGACCTTCAAGCCACGCTCGTCGATAAACGCTGCGATGTCAATCAAGGCTTGCTCCAACGATGTCTCGTTCAAGTCTGCAGGCACTGCGGGAGTGTTTGCATAGTTGGAAGACAAAGCAGTTGGGTGGTTGGTTGCGAACAATGCAACGCCGTCGCCGCCGGCATAGTTGCCGCCAGTGAAACCGTTGTTCAACACAGAAGCAGCTTTTACTTGCTTTGTGAAGCTCATTGAACGAGCCATAGCCTTGGTATAACGACCTGACAAGCGGTCATACAAGTTATCTTCCACAGCTTCCTCTGTCAACGCGAAAGCCATAGCAACGGTTTCGTGTGTGTAGCGGGCTGTGAAGGATTCCAGTGCTGTGTCGTACTGAACGCCGGCACCCTCAGTTTTCACTGGAGCAGAACCGAAGCCAGTCAACATGACCTCTTCTTCAAATGCACGGTCAGAAGTCTCGATAGAGAAGATCTGCTCGTGCTCGTTTTCGTAACGCTTGTACTCTAAGCCGAACAATGCGTTCAAGCCGGGCTCAAGTTCTTTTACTAGTTGGGAACGTGTAATAGCCATGATTATGCTCCGTCAGCAGCAACGCCTGTACTACCGTACTGGTGTTGATTAAGTTTAACAACAACCACAGCGTATTGACCCAATTCATTGTCAGGCTGATCGCTCAAACCAACAATTTTCATAGTCAATGCAGCAGTCTTCGCGGGTGTTCCCAATGTACCGTTAGAAATACCAGTCACAGTGCTACCAGTTGTGGAAGCAGTAGGATCAGCATTCTTACCGATATCAGCTTGAGCAATAGTGCCCGCAGCTTGGATCAAGAACAGTTGGTTAGGATCATCTAACACTTCGCAAGCAATGATGCCTGAAGTGATATCAACACTACCGGGGTAGAAGTTTTTCCATGTGGGCTTGCCCGCACGGGTTGGGTCATAGTATTGGCAACCGTTGAACACGCCTGTGGGGGCGGTGTGCGTGGATGCGTCATACTTAATGATGTAGCCGTCGTATACGACAACTAAATCGCCTTGGAAAATTGCTCCGGCTTGGTTATCCGCAATTTGATAGCCATACTGCTTCTGGGCTCCAGTAGCAGATAGGTTACCAATGGGACGCAGGCCAAAAGGCTTATTTACGTTTGCCATTTGTAGCTCCTACAAAAATTAAAGAATCAACGTTTTATTGTTGACGGAATGTTGTGCGCGAGCTCCTCTCGGGAGCCTGAATTCGCATTGTAGAGTGAGCGTTTTCTCGCATCATCTCGTTGTCAACAGCGTGTAACTGTTCCTGAGCCTTACGGCGGTAATACTCGTTGCGCTCTGCAATCGTCTCATCGGGAACTCTTGCAAGCAAAAGTCCACCTACAGAAACAACTCCAGCATGCTTACCGTCATCAACGGTAGGCATCATGCCTTGATATTCTTCTGGCAACTCTTCAAGGCGGACTAGTTCATAGCCCTCACGAAGACGTCCGTAGACGTTTTGTTTATCCAGATGGCCATTCACTTCGGCACGGATCCAACGATGCTTAAACCCTTCGGGGGCAGGAGGCGCGTCAAGACGTGAAGGAGGGGTCCAAGGACGGCGACGCTTTTCCGTATCGCGGGTTGCGCGGGGGGCTTTGTCGATAGTAACTTTAGTCATTGTTTCACTCCTTAACATACTTGGCATACTCTTCAAGAGGAACGCCCAGTTTTTTTGCTATAGCAACCTGACTCGGCGAAAGCCGGACAGTACGGCGCGCACTATTTATTCCCGAACTACGGGCGGCAGGGGCAACAGCAGGCGCGGAACGCTGTTGTCTGGATTGGTCTTTAAACTTGTCTGGAAAAGTATTCCTAACTCGTTTGTCAAGTTCAGTATAGTACTCATCTGAACTTGGGTCAACACCTTCTTGTTCAACAAGTGTTTGGTGTATGCCCCACGCAGCATAAGTCATCACGCGGTCTTGTCCAAACCACGAGTTTTGCTCTGCCCACTCCTCTGCACGAGGGCTAGGGACAGGACGTTGAGGTTGCGCAGCAGGTGCTTGCTGTACTGGTGCATTGCGATGTTGTTCAACCGCTTCTTGCTGCGACTGCAACCAACCTGCTACTTGACGCTGCTCACCCACCAAGGCAGACAAGCGCTCTTGCGCTTCCAACTCAGTGTTAATGTCGTTCTCTTCACGCGCTTTGGCAATAATTTGGCGCAACTGTACCTGTTGGGTCTCCAAACGTGTTTTAGCTTCGTTTAAGCGGCTGTAATCCGTCTGTACAAGCTTTTGCTGGAGGTTCTGCGTTTGGTTCTGCAGTCCTTTAGCGTACTCAAGGGCTGCCTGCTCACGGCGCTCGGCCTCGCGCATGCGCGCGGTGAGTTTAGAGATGCGTTTTTGAACACCTTCACTAACCTCATCCAATTCATTTTTAGGAGCAGAATCTTGTTCAGGCTTTTGGAAAATATTAGCTTCTGGTTCAGGTGCCGCAGGACTCTCGTCGCCCTCAGGTCTGTCAAAGGTTACATCTGTAGCCTTTTCATCTGCCCCAAGGTCAAACTCAAGCTGCGAATCGTTCATTACTTGTGTCATATGCTTCCTTACATGTGCAGAATGTCTTCTGGGTCCTTAACGCGGGCCAGAATTTCGTCATCATTGAGAATACGGATCTCTCCGCCATCAATGCCCATACGTGCGCCAGCGTACCGACCAAAAATGATCCAATCGCCTTCTTTACACCAAGGACCGTCCGGAAACTTGTCGGTGTCTTTGTAAGCGAGTGGGCCAACGGCCAAAACGTATGCGCAAGTGGTAGTGAGTTGCTGTCGTTCCAAGGTTTCTTCGGCTAATTCAATGCCGCCCTTGGTTTTCTTAGCGCCTCTGTAGGGCAAAACAACAATCCGCCAACCTGTGGGCTGTGGAAGGTGTTCCCTGATGTTTTCGATGCGTTGCTCTTCTTCTGCCTCTTCAATCTTGGCAGCCTCAGCAAGAGCGGCTTCAAAGGCGGCTTTTTCAACCGCTTCCTCAGCCCATCGCTTCTCTAATGCAGTCATTTCCATCTGTTTGGTCCTTTATAGATCAGAGTTCTTGTTCAAGACATCCTGTATGGCTTCCTGAACAAACGCATAACCCTCTAACCGGCCCATCAAATGTTTGTACTGCTCCATCGATTTGACATTGCCGCTGCTAACGAAGTCTTTAGTTTCGTTTTCAAGCCTGCGAATGGCAAATATAACTTTCTCTGCAAATTCAAGCATGGATAACTCCAATGAAGCAGACAGATAGACCCCTGTCCGAAGGTTACGTGCCCATTATGCACACTTTTACGCTAATTTTACCTTTTTGAATGCATCTTTTCGGTAAACATACGTTACGCGTGGGTCATTTTGTGGTGTTTTTACACTTTTTGGCGCTCCGGACATCTCCTTGGGCGCTTTTTTAGCCTTTTTTGCTGCTTTGGTTTGCATTTTTTGCTCCTTGTTGGGCATTTCGGATTGCATCTTGAGAATTCTTCTGTGCAGCAGCCTGTTGTTGCAGTGCTAAACGTGCAGTATCAAACTGAACGTCAGCTTGTTCCTTCTGTTGATCAAGGCCAAGGCGCTGTTGGTCTATCTGCAGCTTAGCCTGATCGCGCTGAGCGCTCTGTCCAAGCTCTTGTTTCTTCAATTCAACCAGTGGATCGGTCTGTGGGCCCATCAATTGGTTCTGCAAAGCCTTGACCTCTTGGAAACCTTGCGCAACTTTGATTGCAATCATCGCCTCACGCTGCAAAGATGAGATAAGTTGGTCAGGGTCTGTGCCGTACTGCTGGAACAATTCTGCTTCCACTTCTTCTTCCGCCTTCAAGCGGATGTGATCAAAGATGTGCTTCTGCAAAGTAACCGCCACGTTAGGCATACCCTGCATCATCGGGCTCATACCAAATAAGATATGGGTCAGAATGTGTGCATCGTGCTGCTGGCCGGCAAAAGCTTTGAGTGGTGAGCCATCGAGCGCCTGTGCGTTCTCGCTTGCAGGATCCTTTGGCTTATCTACCTGCTGTGTGTTCAAGATGGTGTCGATATCACGCACACCAATGGCTTCATACATGCGGCGATAGGCCTCATACATGTTGTGCATCTGCGGTGCGCTTTGAGCCAGTTGCAACTGCGTCTGCGCCATCGTGATACGCTGGGCAACAGAGAAGATGTTGGGATCAGAAACAGGCAAGACATCGATGCGGTCATCAAAGTCACGTGCCTTGATTCTGCGACTCTCGCCGGGCACATCGTATGGGTACTCAGCAGGCAAATAGTCTGCAAAACCCTTGGCCAGCAATTGAAATTCCATGCGCTGGCTGTAGTGCAAACGCTTGTGAATTGCAGACATGACCGCACTGCCTTTTTCAAGCAATGCAATCGTCGTTCCAACAGCAGCATTCTGGTTGCTGTCACCAACTTGCATGTCGGTGATGCTTGCCAAACGGCGACCAGCATCTACGCAGAAACCAAGCAGCGCAAACAAGGTCTGGCTTGGCTCTTTGTATGGCAATGGCAACAAGGATGCAGACAACTCTGCACCACCAGCGTCCATGTCGCGGAACTCGCCGGGCGACAAAGGTGTATCGTCGTTTGCAATGCGCGCGCCCTTGGCTTTAAAGCCTGCAGGCAAGTTAGCCAGCGTTCCAGCGTCAACCAATTGCTGCAGTGCAGAAGTAGCAGTCTTTGTAAGACCACCAACCAAGTGCAAAAAGCCCAAGCCATACGCTCCGGGGCCCTGCACAAGCAAGTAATGCACGTAGTACTGCTTGCGTGCAAACAGAGGATCGCCCTCTTTCCAATTACGGCGCACACCCACAACAGACTGAGAGATCTCGTCAATCGTGACGATGTAAGGCAGCTTAATGCCTGTCTCTTCGCCGTCCTCATCCTTGTGCTCAAAGCCGCGGATATCCAGATCAACCAAGAACTCCAGCAAACAGATTTCTTCTTCCACACCAGTAGGATCAACACCTGTAGTGCGGTCTGTTTCCTTCTTGATAATGCTCTGGCCCGTCTCTGCAGCAGTCGTCATCTGCGCTGTATCCAAGTACTGACCACGGATTACTGCTTTGCGGTAATCGTTGGTGGACATCGGAACGCGGTGCGTGATCCGCTGGCATTCGCTCATTACCGATGAGCCTGTATACGGTATATACAGATTATCTGGCAGCACCAAAGCGCTTACCATGCGGCCCTTGGTCTCGTCGTAATAAACTTTCTTGAATGCCGAGCCACCAAAGCCAACATAGAACAGCAACTGGTCAAAATCAGGGGTGTACTCTTCCATCACTGTTGTGATTTGGTAGTTCATGAAGTCACGCACGCGGTCCGCTTGCATCAACTTCTCACGTGTCTCTTTGCCCAGCACTTGCGTGCGCACGGGGCCGCCCGCGGGCATCAATTCCTTGAGCGCTTGGGCTTGGAACTGAACAATACTCTCTGTCAACAGAGGATGCTGCACGCCGCACGCGCCCTTGAACGGCTTGGTACGCTCTTCAAACGTAAAGCCCAGCATCTTCATGCCCTTGCTGTACTGCTCTTCCCACTCCTTGCGTGAAGATTTGTCAGCATCAAACAGCGACATCAAGTCAGAAGAGATAAGCTGCAAGACATCAGGCTCAATGACCTCGGCTAAGTTGCTGTCATAGGCAACATCGTCGTCTTCTGCGCCAATATTCACGACCACCGCACCGGTTTCTGCGTCAAACTCAATGTCAATATCCGAAGGTAGCTCGTCTTCCATCTCAATGGCGACATCGCCACCGGGCAAGTCGTCGATTGTCATGTTCTTTTCAATTGGCATGTTGTGTCCTTACAGATATCTGCGGTTATCGTCGTTTTTGCGCTCAACCATTCCACCCTTTTTGAATGGAATGCCCTTCTCCAAGGTCTTGGTTGCAGTCTCAGGTGACCAAACCACGCCCCAAACAGTTGGTTCAGTTCCACCGGGATTTGGCAGTGTAATAGGTTTAATCTCAAATCCGGCTTTTTCTCCGCCTAAATCTTTGACGGCTTGTTTTAAGTTTGGCAAAAGTTTTTCGTACAGTTTTGATTTATCTGACTCTTTGCCGGGGAATGTAACAAAGTCTTGGCCTGCACGCATTGTGGACTGAATTGCGTTTTTGATCAACAACTGCATCCGCACTGTAGGATTCGTTTCAAAATTAGCAAAAGGCTGCTCCAAAGAATATTTTCCCGGTGCTGTTAATGAAATTCGTCTTTCCAATGCATCAACTCGTTTATCCAGCTTTGCTTTTTCTATCTTCTGGGTAGGATCAAGTTCATCAACCTCTGCAAGCTTGCTTTTCAACGTTGCTAATTCTGCTTGATCTTTTTCTAACGAACCACCTTTAGGACCTAAGTCCTTCATGTCCCTAGAAAGGTCTGACTGCAATTCATGCACGTGACGACCCTTTAACTGCTGGCCATTCATGTCAACAGCATGTTCTGTAAACCGAGAAAAACCAACTGGCATATTTTCACCAGCAGTAACATTACGATGCCTGCCCGCATAACCTGTATATGGCTGCAAGGCCTCTTCTAGCTTGCTGTTGTCATCTTTTAATTTTGATCTAATTCTATCTAAGCCAGCTTGAATCCCTTTTTCAATAGGGTCAGTGTTTTCTTTCCATTGCGTTTTTAGCACGTCATCACTTGAAGCCATTAAAGCAACACTGTCTTTTCTGGGCTTAAGCAATCCATTCTCTTGCATTACTGGGGCGTCAAGTAGCCCATTTCTTTGCATAAACGCAGTGACATCTATTGGGTCACCACCAAGAGCCACTAATTTATCGGACCCTTTTTGCATCAACTCCTGTACCAGTTTTGGCTCTTCCGTTATTCTTAAATTATTTTGCGCTATTTGTCTTGCAAAACCAGAAGGCATCCCTTCTGTTGCAAGCGCTACTCGACGATCAAGTTCCCCAAAATAATCAAAGCCTTCTTTTCTGTATGAAATTGGGAAAAGAAGCAAGTTTCGGATATCACTTACCTCGTCTTGCATTTTGCTAAACTTTGTAATTGCAGGAAGAGCATTTTCAAAGCGTTGCTTCATCACGCCCAACTCCGGTATCGTTGCGGCAAGTGGGCTGTTTTCTATAACCGCATTTAAATTTTTAATTTTTTCAGGATTAGCTGTGCCATAAAGAACATCGCTTATTCCTTTTTTAAGCCCTGCCACCTCCTCCATACTGGCCAACATTTCAGGCGTTTCTTTTAAATACAAATTCATTGACCCTGTTATCTTTTTGTCTGGGTAGAAAACGTTATCTGAAGCGTCATACATAGAACCTGTTGTAGGTATCTCCGCCGCGCGATAACGGCTTGGCGAGTACGTATTTGCCAACGCTTGTTGCAACAGGGCTGGCGTTACTTTATCTTTTGGCCCCAATCCAGCCAACGCTTCTTCAAGGCGCGCAACATCCTGCTCACGGAACTTGCCCTTAACCTGATTGATCAACTGCTCCTTCTGTGCAGGACCCTTCATGCCCGCTGCAAATTCGTCTAAGCGTCCAACAAAAGGGAACTCCGCACTTACGGGAGGTGCAACAAAAGGTGGAGGTGGTGGCAACTGCGTTGCAGGCTGTGTAATTGCAACCGTGGTGGGCGGTGGCTGTACTATCTCTGGTGCAGGGCCTTGACGCCTGATTGCAAAAGGACGAGCCCGTGCGGTTTCTTCAAACAAACGTAACTGTTCTTGCGCATTTGCGGGTAATCTGGCAATGTTTTGTTCTGCTTGAAGTAACGCGGGCCTTGGAGCAAGAGATTGTGGCAGTCTTCCCGCCGCTACGTCCGCTGCAATCTGTTGTTGATTGACGCCTTCAATGTTATCAAACACCGCATTAATAGCGCGCTGCTCGGCTTCTTCTTGAGCAGCCGTTCTTGTTGGTGCTTCTACGCGCTGACCCGTCATCAAGTCCGTCATTCCGGGCTTCTCGGCTCTGCCTGCTTTAAAACCAGCCAACGCATCCTTTGCTGCGACCTTCAAAGCCTGTGCACCTTCAATGATCTTGCCGGGAGCCATCATTCCTGCGCCAAACTCACCAAGGTAATGGAAACCTTTGAGTGTTGGGTCCTCGGTCATGGGCTTGCGAATGCCGGCTTCCGTCGCCTTTTCCTTCAGGTACTCGCTACCCAGCATTGGCTTCTGGTTGCTATAGCCAAAAGGACGCATCGCCATGGTTGTCAAGTCAACAGGCAAACCAGCAAGATCGTAGGGCACATCATTGATGCCCGCCACAATCGCTGGGTAGGCTGTGCCAGTGTTCAAAGCATTGGAAATATTGCCCGCCTTGCGACCAATACCAGACTTCTGCGCAATAAAAGCAGCATTACTTGCCGCTTCACGCTCTGCTGCATCACGCTCCGCGATTCTTTCAATCTGCTGCGGGGTTAAACGCTCACCTTCTTCAGGACTCCCCTCTGCACGATTGACAGGAATGCGAATATTGACTTCTGGGCCCTTACTGCCCACATACGCTCTGCCCAATTCCCCAGCCAAATCCCTAGGGCTAAAACCCTTGGTCACAAATTCCGTCAAAGCATTCTTCGCAGACTTCAAAACCTTCTCGCCACTGCCCATCTTCTCGTATTCCGCGACCCGCGGGCCGTGGAAATCGTACCTGTCAGAAATAATGGTAGCGCCATCAGGGCTTTGCTTGTATTGGAAACCACCTAGCGTATTCCTAATGTCCACGTACCCCGGACCGATGTCCTTGCCAGACGGATAATCTTCGTAATCCACGCGGCCCTTGCCGCCTCTGGCTTGACTACGCCTGACAGCATCCATCATCGCCATCTGTTCCTTGGCCGTGAAATCTTTTTCAGTAATAGGTGTGCGGCGGCCCGTCATAACATCTACAAAAGTTCTCGACGCCGCATCAAAAAACGGCTCGTCCTTGCGCTCCGTTACCTCACCACCGTCCGCCATCATCACAGGCTCAACGCTTAAATCAAGAGAGGCTAACTTATTGACAGGCTTGTAGCTGGCAAAAAAGGTTTCCGTTTCTGTCTGTTTGTTTTCGTTAAAAACCCGATCATCCTCTTCGTCCTGCGCATCAGCCAAAGCCGCTAAAGCAAAAGCAGCCTGATAACTGGGCGGCAAAGATTTGATGTCCGGCAAGTTCTTGCCGCTTGCGGTTGATCTGGCCATTGCTACTGTTGCCGCTTTTGGTTCTGCTTGGGCCATGGGAGGCAGGGACGGGGGCAACGGTTCACGTTCCTTCTTTGCCATTGTTTCACGTGGAACATCCTTGCCCAAAAGTCCCTTGACGCGCTGAACATACGTTCTGGTTTCCGCTGGCAGGGCCTCAGGCTTTGCGCCAGAAGCTAACCATTTATCTGTAGCGCCGGGGCCCCAGTTATAAGCAACCAAAGCTTTTTCTGTATCGCCGTACTTGCTAAGCATGGCCTGCAAGTAATCCCGACCAACCCTTGCAATTTCGTCAGGAGATGATGATTTTGCAGGGGTAACGCCAAAGCCGGGATCTGTAATGGTCTTGGGCATGACCTGCATTTCACCAAGGGCACCCTTAGGACTAGTGGTCAGAGTTTTACCGTCATCCTTGTAACGCTTGCCGCGGCTCTCCGCTTGCTTAACAGCAGCAACTATCTCTTCAAAAGTCTGTGGTGCATTGCTTTGAGCGGCCATGGTCCGAGGTCCTTGATCAAATATTCAAGACATTTTATGCGGCATTTCAATAATACTCAACAGGGCTTGTGTCGGGCTCTGTCTCTTCGTTATCGTCAGACTCCAACGCAATAAAGTTGCCCGCCCTAAATCTCGTCCAAGCCATCACCGCGGTATCCACTTGGTCGTCATTGTTCCCATTAGGAAAAGCCGCGCATTCCTCTACAAGGTCCTCGGCCCACTCCTTACCTTCAGGGTACCAGATCATGCCGGACTCTAAGAGCGGAGCAACAGCATTGGCGCGGCTGACCTTATCTTGTCCTGACTTACGACCACCGGGCGAGAACATTGTGACAGGAATGCCCATCTTCCGTAGTTCCTGCTGCAGCGGTGTGCCGGTAGCCTTGGCTTCAATCAAAACATTATCAGGCTGCCAATACATGTATTCATCTTTGGCCATCCGTTTGAGTTCAGGAAAGTCCCACCGGCCTTTGCGCACGTTCAAGAGCATCAGATTCGCACCCGAGTCCGCATCAGGATAGAACACGCCCCACGTTGAGATGACAGAAAAGTCAGCAGTCTCTTTTTTTGAGTACGCCGTATCGTACACCTGAATCAGATACTCACACTCTGGTGGATCATCGTATTTCCACTTGCGCCACCAGTTACGCTTCAGAATCGCACCCTCATCATTCGTTGGCTGCTGCTGCCACTGGGCGTTCCATTTCTTCAGGCCAATGGAAACCTTCACCTTTTCTAACTCATCAAGGCTCCAATAATCAGGCCACAAAGGTTTACCGGACGGCAGAATAGCAGGAAACTCCAAGACCTCCCACTGGTCAGACTTTAAATAGCCTTGCTGCTTGAGCAAGCGGCCAGACAGATCGTCTGTCTTCCAACGCGTATTAATTACGATGATCGCGCCGCCCGGCTGCAGACGCTGGCGAGGACCGGACGTGTACCACTCCCACGTGTTCTCCATCGCAGTTTCAGACACAGCATCCTGCTCGTCCAAAATATCATCCAGCACGACAACATTACCACCACGGCCCGTCATCGCACCGCCCTTACCAATGAAGAACGCTTCACCGCCTTGGGCCGTGTTCCATCTTCCCGCCGCTTTACTGTCCACGGACAGGGCCATTTTTGGAAACAACTCTTTGTACTTCTCGTCATCGACAAGGTTACGGATCATCCTACCGAAGCGTTGAGCAAGCTCCGCGGTGTGGGAGCCGACAATGAGTTTGGTGTCAGGGTTGCGGCCCATCAGATATGCTGGAAACAGATAACTCCCAAGCTGGGACTTACCATGACGGGGAGGCATCGCGATCATCAGGCGTTTGCACTCGCCAGAAATGACACGGTCAAGGGCTTTGGCGATTCGTTTGTGGTGCTCCCCGACAAGCATCTCGGGCCAGACGTACTGGCAGAAAGACAGGAAGTCAGTGGTTGCACGCTCCTGTGCCTCTAAGAGTTTTAAGCGTAGCTCTAGGCGTAGCTGTTCTTCTTGGACATCGTCTGGTTTTGTAGGGATCATGGGCCACGTTTTGAAATTTGCATAAATATAACCCCTGATTGCATTTAAAACAACAAGGGGGGTCTTTTGGGGAGGCCAAGTTTAAAAAGCTTTGAAATTTGGCAGAAACAGGGCGAAGGTTTCGGCTGCGCTTGACGGGCTGTTTATGGCCCTCCCCCTCTAACTAAAGTCATCCCTATACGCAGACAAGAGGTAACAGCGGGCCCACCCACCCCCGCCACCACCATGAGGGAAGAAATAAAAGAAAAGAGAGAAGCGTAAGGCGCGCGTAAGGATAGTATGGTAAGGCTACAGGGCCCATGGGCCCTGTGATACTCTACCCTGTAGGGTAGAGTATCGGCCAATAAAAAAGGCAGCCACTTCGGCTGCCTTCGGGTTTGTGATTTCTAGGTTGTATGTACATACAACCTAGACCAGCGCTTACTGGTTCACGTGTAGGCCGACTAGGTCACCGGCCTTTGCTCTTTCTTCTGCGTCGCGTCTGGCCTGATAGCGTTCGCGACTCTGGTCACCCAGATCACGGGCCTCGGCCTTGGCCAGTACTTCGCACTCACTGACCCGAATGCTTACACCGCCATTGTCATAGTAAACGTATTCGCTTGCGTCGTAATTGTATTCAGTGCCCAAGGTTGTCAGTGAGCAGAGGAATCCGGCCAGTGACTGAATGTCTTTGGCTGACATTCCGTCAGGTAATGCAAAACGATTATTGTCGATTACGATTGTCTTTACTGATTTCATGATCTCTCTTCTTTCTTAAGGTTTCACTGGACCGGCTGGTCCAGTGCTTGAATTATATCACGGATTATTTAACTGTGACACTAAATTCAATATTACTTATTGCGTCTTGAATCTTTTCGTCTAGGTTGTTATCGGCCCATGACTCTATTGCGTCATCCACGTTGTAATCTGTGATGTCGAAATTGTTTGACATCCAATTGCTGATCTGGTCATCGATGTCGTCGTCGGCCATGATGTCCATGATCCGCTCTTTTAGATTACTGTTCATCCAGTTGCTAATCTGTTCATCCACGTCATTCATCGTGACATTCAATTGCTCATTGATAATGGAACTGATCAGTTGGGTCACTGCGATTCTTTCGGGGCTCGGGCCCTGTGACTGGGTCACTGCTTTTTCAATGGTGTTCAATAGAACACCAAATGCAGTGCGCATGCCGATCTGATCAGACTGGCTTAAAGTATTGATCAGGGTTTCACAATAATTCAATGCTTCTTGAATGTCCATGCCACGTGAACCGAACATGTCATTGCGGAAGGGTGTTACTGGGTTTGTCATTGCGTTCTCTCTTCTTTCTAGGTTGTATCTAATCGGCCGATTAGACAGTTGAATTATAGCACTGTTTTACTCTGTTTGTACAATCTTTAATTTATAAATAAAGTCTAAATCCGCCCCTACAAAATACAGGGACCGGCCGTCTTTCAATTGAAGAAAGCAAAACGGGTGATCGTCGGGATCAGCGGGATCGTCGCCAAATGTTGCGCCTTCCAATTCTTCGGCAGTAACGAAAAGGCGATCATCCAAAGTATCGTAATTGCTGAACGTTTTAGATGCGGGGATCGCGTAACCCAGTTTGATCAGGTCATGCCTCATTTGAATAATGCAGTCAGGATTGTGGTCACCCAAGTGAACAGGGGCTAAGTCAATCCAATGATCACAATTGTCCATGCCCGTAACTGGGTCAACTTTATAAACATTGATCCTGAACCATCCATCATCATCGGGGCAGTGGATATTGAACGAATATTCATCGGTCCCGTGCCACCAGTCACCATCGCGGACAATTTCATACCGATACTGTTTTATTAGGCCATCGGCAAATTGCTGTAATTGATCGTTTGTCATCTCTCTATCCTTTCTAAGTTGAGACTGAATTATAGCACTGCGCCAGCAATTTGCAACAAATAAAACAAAAAAAGATCAGCGGGCCCACCCACCCCCGCCACCACCTAACAAGGGAAAAAATCAAAAAACAAAACAGGCAGCAGAGCGAAAAACCCCGCGGGCCATGGGCCAAGGCCCAAAGAACAAAAACCAAGGCCCGCGACGCAAGCGACGCGGGCCAAGGGCCACGATTAGGACGGCGAGCGCGAGGGGCCAAGGGCCTAGTTTATAGGGTTTACTTTACCGGCCACTTTATGCATTTTTTGCATAACCCTACAGAGGGAAAAGCGATATAATATCGCCCCTCCCGTTTTATGGTTAAGCCGAGAGCAATTCTAAGGCCCTATTCTTAAGCGCTGCTCCCGTTCCAAACCAAGCCGATTCCATGCGCGTGTTATCTGAGCGCCCGCGCTCATGATCAACTAATTCAGTGACCGCATTTAAGGCCGCCCACCGCGTGCCGGCCACGCCCTGAATATCGGAACCGATAGCGCGCCCGTTGAATAATTCAATGATTCGCTTAAATGCTCGGCTATCTTTAATTTCAATTTTGCCGGTGTGATAGGGCTTCAATAATTCAGTCACGAATGAATCGGCCTCTTCACTGGTCATTTTTTCGCCCGCCAATTTGCGGGATTGCACTAGAAAGCGCTCCCACTGGTTCGCGACAATGCCAAGTTGAAGCCGGACGTCGTCCGCGTTAAAGCGCTCAGAATGCAAAACCCTAATTTGCGATTCACTGTTATTCACTGCTGCAGTGATGGTGTTATTGCATACCACGCGCACACTGGTGAACTTGGCTATTGTGGCCATGGTTCCATCGTATGACGTGCCAAGCAAAACATAAGGGCGCACTGTGTCGCCTTCTACAATGTCGGCCCCTTCGCTCACTTTAGCCAGTGCCCAAACCCTCCGGCCGTAACTTAGCGCGCCCGCAGTTTCCATTGTGAACCCGCCAAGGTCTACCAACTTACTAAAAAACCCCATAACTTCCGAGGGCTGCACCACGTTATAACCTTGTGAAACTACAGCCAAGGGCGCGCCTGTATCGCTTCTATGCAAAACCTTTCTATCTGGCCAAGCTTGGGGGGCACTGGTGGCCGGTGTGTTAAATAAAACGGGGCTTTCTAATACGTCATAAGCTAAGCCGGCTTGCTGTGTCCATTCCTGAATTGTCGCGCCTGCTGTTAATTGCTGCCCTAACTTATGCCAAGGGGCTAACCCTGAATAAGCTATTGCTGCTGTTCCTGTTGTTGTGTCGATCATGTGGGCCATTACGCTATCCTTTCTGAGTTGATAAAAACCGGCTGTTTTTGCCAGTGCTTGAATTGTAGTGCATTTTTACGTTTTCTTTACGTTTTTACAATTTATTTTCTAGGGGTTATCCATAATTATCCAAAAACCACCATATCAAAACCAAAATTACGATTATTCCAATTATCACGGGGCCCCCAATTCCCGCCCACAATCGCCGGCGATATGGTGGCGCAAAAAAGAACCATGCGGGAGAGTCCGCACAAATTCGCGAAGCGCTGCAGCATCATTAGCAGCGCCGTTTTTTCTCGTGTTGTGCCATTGAATCGCCGTCGGTCCGCTCGCAGCATAGCAGCCGCCGGCCGCATTAGTTCCCACTTTTTTCTTTCCGGTGCCATGAGCAACAAAAACAACAACAAAATCACGCGCACCACGCGCGCACAATGGCCGGCCGCCGCCGCACTGCTGACAACTAAAATTGTCGGCCAATTCTGCAGGGCAGCGCGCGAACGTCACATTGTGAATTTTTTGTGGCCACTGATCGGCCGATTCTAGGGGCGCCGCATACACAGCGGGACGGCCTAATTCTACGGCGCGCACTGCTTCGGCCGTTGTGTCACAGCTCGCATTTATTACTGTTTTATTTGGCTGAGGGAGCGGGAGCGCCTCGGCCGCAAAATGCGAATATGTCCAAGCTTGGCCACCACGCGGGACGCTATCAAAAACGGCCGCTAAATATTCGCTATCAATTTGTGATGTGCCGGTTTCACTTTTGGGGTGAA